ACCGTTGAACGCCGTTCGAATAGAGCTTCGAAGGTCGCAGAACGCCTTTTTTTTGGCTCTCCAGCCCTGAAGTCTTAGGTATAGAATAATGGGAGAGCTAGAACGCCGGATTGAACAGGCAATATGCGCGAGAGGGGAAACTGGGTCCCAATCCAACACACCCCCAGAGCTAAACTCATACCTCACACGCCCCGGAGAGACCGGGGAAGTACGCCCCGTAACAATCACTTACAAGAAAGTAGACACCATGCCTAACTCGACTAAGAAGTTCGCTGCCAGCATCACGGGCAAGGTCGTAGCCACACGACACGCCGGAACTAGCGGAATGGGAAACCCCAGCTATTGGGTTGCCATCGAACGCAACACCGGGGGATCGGACATTCTCAAGACCAGTGCAAACTCTGGCCTGGCCTACGAGATAACCAACCCGAATTTCAGGGACCAGAACCACACGTTCGAGCTGACCAAAGCGGGTCGCCTCTCCGGGCGTTACACAGCCGCAAACTAGCTTGGCTTGTTTCTCTGTCTCCCCAGTCTGAACACTGGGGGGACGGGGTGATTGTCCAAACACAACCGAAAGAAGACACCATGTTCGGAATCAAGTTCGCAAACACCACGCCCGACATCGCCGCCGAAGGATTGCGCGCGGTGATCAATGACCAGCTATCACGGAACTTCTATCACTCTGGTTACTACGACGACCCGATCAGCATGGCGAACATGAACGCTATGCGCAGCGGGCCGTGGCTGTCTACCGTGATCGAGGAGTCGGGCAACACGTTCAAGCTCCGGGCTGTCGTCAAGTCGTCCGAAACCTACGGGACGATTGGCGACCTGATCGCCATGCTGTGTGGCTTGGACGATTACCCGCTTATGGATGATGAGCAGTTTACGATTCTGATTCACAATGAGCTTATGGAGTACCTAGCCCGTACGTACCCCGGCGACGATTCTGGAGATCTCGCGATGTTCCTCTATGAGAATGGGAATGAGGCCCCATACCTGGAATCTGGGATGAGCCTGTATATCCCGGATGAGGATTCACTCATTGCAGAATGGCGGGAGACTCACCCGCTTGATTCTGAAGACTCCGACAACTAGTCGCCGGTTCTGTGTGCGCTCAGTGAGCCCGAACCACTGAGCCCGCGCTGTACTTACGATTCAACCCACCACGAAAACAGGAGACACCATGGCACACGATAAAGACTTTTCAGCTAGCGGCTCGGAGATTGCCCTGACCACGGATGCCGCACTAGAGGCCCTGGCATGGTCTGAGGTGACCGACGAGGGCGAAAACGAGGGGACCCCGTATGACTCATTCAACCTTGAGTTTTCCAGTGAGGCCCGGGAGCGCATGCGCGCTGAGGTCACCGCGTTTATTGAGTCAAACTCTGAAGACTTGAACGGCCTGGAGTATGAGCAGATCGGGCACGATTTCATTCTCACCCGGAACCACCACGGGGCAGGGTTCTGGGACCGTGGACTAGGGGAGCGTGGCGAGCGCTTGACCGAAGCGGCCCACGCTTACGGCTCGATTGGGATTTACGTAACCGGGGGCGACGACTCCCCCGAAGTTATGGAGACCCAGTAACCCCAGCACTACAGCCCTAGGCGACGCGTACCGGCGTTACAGCTCGAAACTGGCCTAGTGGCACTCGCATTACTCACCGAACGAAAAGAGACACAGTGACTAAGACAATTGGCGACTTCAGCAGAGACGGTCTAGCTCAGATTGTGGACACAAGCTGGGACAGTAACGGAACCATGAAAGTTACGGTTCGGGAGATGATCGGGCAGCCGATTGATCCCAACATGCTTGCCCGGATGCGACGCCTAGCGCGCTCTGCTATCTCTCACCCGGAACTCACTCGTCAGTCGAGAGCGGGGCGTGCCTACTTCACAGAGGGCAGCTACCGAATCACGTTCTACGTATCCCGACTAGAGCGCTAACCCGAAACCCGCTAGCTAACCCCTAGCGGGTTTCCTATTTCACCGCCAGCTCACCCCGCGTGCGATTCGGCGCGCCCAACGATAGGAGACACATGCAAGCGATACAGAACCGGATTCAAGAGCTATGGGGCTACATGCATGCCCCCGGCGTTACAGCGCGTGAGCGTGACGTATACGCCCGTGAGTGCAGAACCCTGGAATGGGCTAGGGACCAGATACGGGCAGAACAGAGCGCGTGAGGCTGTAACGCCACACAAGCCCCGCTAGCGCCCGAAACCCCCGTACCTACCCAACTACCCCAACCCGCCAGGAAAACGCGCCTACACCCCCGTAGCGCGTCGCTGAGTGGCACCACAGAACTGGAGACAGAATGACACAGGAACAGACACCCACGCCAGCGCCCGACATTCGAACACAGGTTCGCCAGGGTTACGGTCTCCATGTCACCCTGGCGAGCGACCATGCCCAGTGGCAGACAGGACCAGCCCCAGCCAGCCCCAATATGCGAGGTCCACAACTTCACACTCGGGAGGTGCGCGCGCTCGCCCCCAATACGCTAGACAGTCAACTTGACACGGGGGACGCGCGCTCCCTCAACATGCAAGAACGTCAGCTTGACACTCGGGGGCAGTCCGCCGCGAACCTGGCCGGGGTGAAGGTCGGACTCATTGCCTGCCTGGTGCTCGGGTTCGGAATAGCGCTGCTGTCCGTCTTCACACTCCAGGGCGAGTTGAACCACGCCAACGAGGTGTGTCAGGTCGAGTTCCAAACCGACTGTTTTGAGGTCGAAAACCAGCAGGAAAAGTGAAAGTTCAGTGAGAGTTCAGAGTCCTACTCCCTCTGATTACTGTATTCTCATTCATATCTCCTAAAGAGTAATACAGTTTAAGTATAAGGGGGTTGGGTCAAGATCAAAATGTTCCCAGTGTTTCATTGGGTTCGTCCCCAAAATCAACAATGCCATTTCAAGTAATAGAGTAATTCTGGGCGAACTTTGCTATCGAGCAATGAAACCTTCTCCGCACGAAGTTGCCCAAAGATGTGTTACGGTGTTCACGTAGAATTACTCTACAAAATACAAGGTTGAAGTTCGGGCGGGACAATTGCCCAAAATCTGAAACCAAGTTCCGTCAAAGTTCAGAAGGGAAAATCTAGCATGGCACGAGGCAAGAAATCGCTCACTCCGGCGCAGGCCGCAGCGCTCAAAATCGTCAGTGACGTGGACAACGCATGGCGCAACCGAAAGAAGACAATCAACGTCGAAGCGGAGATGTGGAAAGTGCAGCAAATGGGCGAACTGACCGCCCAGCGCGACCAGGCGGTTCTGCGGGCCGTTCACGTCGGGGTCCCCAAGGTGGTGATTAGCGCCCAGGGGTTGCTGGCCAGCCCAAATGCGGTGTACGAGATCATGAAGGCGCACGCCTCTCTGCCGGGCGCGCTGGGTAACATTCTCACCCCCCTTGCCCGGTACGCGATTGGCGCAACGCACTACCCAGCCGGTCAAACGCTGGACGACATTCGCAGCGTGGTGTGGGTGGAGGACGGTCACAACCCGACCGAGACCAGCAGTGCGCCGATGAACGGCGAGGTGCTGACCCACGAGGGCCAGCGCTACATGGTGCGCTACCACACCGGGGCAATGCAGAACAAACTGCTCAACCACGCTCAGATTGACATTCATCCAAAGCCGCCCGCCGACGCGATTGAACTGAACGCGCTGCTGACCGAGTTCGGTGACAGCCTGTGGGAGCGCTACAGCAAGCACTTGCAGGAGACGCGAGACGCCAGCGCCGGACTGGTGGTGCTGCCTCCCGAGATGGGGGACATGGTTGAAAGTGGCTCGTACGACGAGGACACCGTGCCACCTGCGCCAGAGGGCTGGGTTGACGACTACGTGGGAGAGATAGGAGATGGTGATGAGTAAGGTATTCGAGGCCAAGTACGACGGCTGGTGCCCGGCCTGCTGGGAGCGAATAAAGGCAGGCGAGTCGGTGACGTACGGGTCCCTTGGACCTGATGACGACGCCCTCACTCACGAGGACTGTTACGCCGAGCAGGGCACCAGCGCTGAGGTGCGCATGACCGAGGTATGCGCCAAGTGCTTCATTCAGAAGCCGTGCCCCTGTGAGGACGGGCAGTGAGCGGGGTCCAGCGCCGCCCGCTGAAAGAGGGGAGCAAGGGGTACTGCCTCCACTGTGGGTTTCGGATTGAGGTCGTGAACGTGAGTACGGGGCGGATGATGAGTGGCCCGTTCTGGGTGCTCACCTGGGTCCACAAGAACGTGGACAGCACCTACTACAAGCGGCAGTGCCGCGGCCCCGTCGCCACCCCCAAGCCGCACACCAAGAAGAAGGCGGACGGTCAGTGAGCGTCACGCATGAGGTGACGGTGTGGTGCGACGACGAAGAGTGCGTGGAGTGGGTGCAGGGCGCGAACGGCCTCGCTACGCTGCGTCGCCAACTCAAGCGCCAGGGCTGGCTTGTTGCCCAGCCGGGCGGGCGCGATATTTGCTGCGAGTGCAAGCCGCACACCAAGAAGAAAGAGGTAGAGAAATGACAGCAGTAGAAGAGGTTCAGGCCGCGATTGCGAAGCTGGAGGCCGAGAAGGCAATGCCCGAGCCGGAGGCTGAGGAGACATTCGGCGATGGTATGGACTGGGGGATTTGGTACGCCAGGAGCCGGTCAGTGGACGCCCAGCTTGCGATTCTCCGTGACGACCTGGAGGTGTGCCTCAAGAATGACTGGATTGTCCAACGGCTGGTTCTGATGCTGGCGCGTGCGATAAACGGGACCAAATAACGCGAAATAAAACCTAAAGCTTGCGACTTGCTGGCTGAGGGGTATAGAATAATGCCAAGAGCAAGACGAACGAGGGAGACAGAATGAGTTACGCCGAGACAATGATGATGGCCGGACTGTGGGTTCTACTGCTGGCCGGGGTGACCGGGGTAATCCTTGGCTTCGCCAACACCGCGACCGAGGCCGAGTTCAAGAGTCACGGCAAGTCGTACATGGTGATTTGGAGCCTGGCGCTGGTTGTTGGGGTTCTTGTTGCGATCTTCGCAGGCACCACCCTGGGCTACCTGTCCAGCAAGTAAGACCAACAACGAGACGAGGGAGAACAGAATGAATGAGGACAACCGCTGCCTGCTGCGAACCATTGACGGCATTCCATGCGCGGTCCACTACGACTGCGACGAATACCGCGACGGGACCATCACGAGCATCATTACCGGTGAGCGGATTGTCCCCAGTTGACACGAGCCGGTCAAGCAGTATAGAGTTTCAACCACACTAACGAACGAAGGAGAATTTCAACTATGAGTAGGTCAAAATTCAGCACGGTGGACAACCACGGCAATGCCATTCAGGTTGTCAACAACATCAACCACGATGGCGCATTCGGAAGCGCCGCTGAGCAGGGGAAGTTGACGTACATCGAGTACGGTCGCAAGGGCTACGGCACTCTCGACCTGAAGCAGACCACCGCCCTGCGCGATACGCTCAGTGAGATCATTGACGCGCACCTCGCTGCCGCCGAGAAGCTGGAGGCCGCGCGTATCGCCGCCCTGCCGAAGCAGCGCGACACCACGGAAGAGATTCGGGCACTGCCGCTGGACACCATTTTCCAGTTTGACGACGACCACTACAACTTCCACTCATACATCCGTGGCCCCTTGGACACGTACCGCTGGCTGGGCAGCGAGCAGGAGAAGTCGATCCCCAACGGCTTTGGCTACCACGACACCACCGGCATCCGCGTCATTCACCCCACCAACGGAAAGTAGGGGCCATGCACAACGCAACTGGTTTTTCAACACGCACGATCAACGTCCAGCCGGATGGGGTGAACAAGGTGACGTTCATCCGCGTTGGCGAGATGGGCGCGGGCACCAGCGAGCGCCTGGACCGCGCCGAGACCGAGAAGCTGCGGGACACGCTGACGAACATCCTCAAGAGCCACGATGACGCGGTGGAAGCGGCCAAGCCGAAGCCAATCGAGCGCGACACGGCTGCCGAGATTCGCGCCCTCCCCGTGGGGACCGAGTTCATTGTGGACGCAATCTGGGCGGTTACCCGTTATATCCGGGATGCGGGTGACACGTACCGCATAGTTGGCCAGGAGTGGCGGAAGCTCAGCATCTCCGGCACGTTCAACGGCAAGAACGGCGTAAAGGTGCTCAAGGAAGCGCCCAAGCCCGAGCCTGTCACCTACGACAACATCACCACCGTCCTGGCCATGCCGGAGGGTACCGTGTTCGCAGTTCCCAGCCACAGCGACAAGCGCTACGTTCGACTGGCTGGCGAATTCTACCGGGAAGAGAATGGTTCGCGCGGCATGTCGATTGGCTTCGCGTTCGGACGTACCGCCCTGCATGGTGTCGAGGTGGTCACTCCCGCCCCGCGCGACACGTATGCAGAGGTCAAGGCGCTCGCGTTGGACACCGTGTTCGTCCACGAGGGGTTTCGCAACCATGACGCCCCGTACATTCGGGACGTGGGTGACAAGTACCGCAACGTGGGTGATGTCAACGTGTACAGAATCAGCCACTTCACCGGCAAGGGCGGCATTCGCGTGGTTCACCCGAAGCCGTAGTTTGACACCAGCCCAGCGGCGGGTATAGAGTAATACCAACGACAACGAGGAGGTCAAAGTGAGCAAGACGATTGAGGTAGAAACCACCTGGCGTTCAACCGTGCAGATCGAGGTGGAGGAGGGTGATGACACGGACTACACACAGTCTATGAGTAACCTGAGCGACTTCCCCGAGTACGTTCTGGAGCAGATGACAAGCGACACCGCAACGCTGATTGACTGGGAGGTCAACGCATGACGAACACAACCGAAACCAACACCGTGGTCAAGGAAGGCCAGTTGGCCTACGGCACGGTGATCAACGCGGACTTCGCGCTGGGGGCGCTGCATAAGGTGGCTCGGGGCAAGAGGGATTACGTCTACAAGGACGAGTTCCGTCTCTGCCAAAACTTCGGCGAGGACGACGTGACCCCACAGTGCATCGTCGGTCACGTCTTCGCTGCATGGGGCTTCACCTTTGCAGAGTGCGGCAACCTGAACGTGTCCGACGCCGTGGACAAACTGCTCATGAAGCGCCCCGATATGGTCATTACGGTCGGCGCAGTGATCGCCCTTACCGCCGCCCAGGCCGTACAGGACAATGGCGGCACCTGGGGTCTGGGTATCGAGACGGCAGTCATCACCGGCAGGGCGGCAAGCACTGGCCACGTCGGCGAAAACCTCTGGCCGCGAGCATGAACATCACCATTCAGCAGGAGCGCCTGGCCGCACCGCCATACGAGGTGACCATTCGCCTGACCAACGGCACCGAGAGGGTCACTCTGAGTATTAGCAAGGGTGAGGATGACTTCGGGCGCACGGTGTACCTGTCGCCGCCCCAGGCTGAGGCCCTGGCCTACGACCTGCTCTGCAAGGCGTACAACGTCCGCCACGGCATCCACGACAGCACCCCCGAGGCTCGGGGCATGTACGACGGGAAGCTGGACCTCGATGAGATTCAGTGCCTTGCCGGGCTGGGGTTCGATGAGGGAGCGCCGGAGTGATGTTCTCCAGTGGTAACAATGGTCACGTTCACACCGATGAGCAGCCCTGGCAAGGGGCGGATGAGAGCCGCCGTGCTCGCTACTCACGCTTCGCACCCCGCTTTGCTCCTCGCCCCGAGTTCGACCGCCCGCTGACCAACCCGGCCAACCCAATCCTGCAAGCATTCCGTGAGCGCGAGGACATTGGCAACGTCTATGCAGTTCGCCAGTGGTTTGGTTTTGTATGTCACCCTGACCACTGGGACGGTACGATCTGCAAGGCCACCAAGGCCCAAGCGGATCACGCACGCCGAGTGTTCGCCCTCGCGCTCAGGCTGCACCAGTGAAAGCCTGCCCCACCTGTCACGCAATTGGCGACGAGGCTTGCGTGCGGGGACGCTGGCCCAGTATGATTTGGCAGAGGCAGGAGCCAATGCCACAGCCGCACGACTCGCGGATCACCGCGAATAAGACAGAGGAGAACTAGCATGAGCACGAACATCGACACCCACGGGACCAGTCTGAATGTGACGCTGGAGCGCGGGCACACGCTGACGGTTGACACCACGGTGCTGCCGTTCGCCCTCGCTGGCACGAAAACGCCGATCAGCATTTTCTCCAGCGACGGGGACGACAACGAGGCTGTGAACGTCCCGCTCACCCTTACTGAGGCCGAGGCTGTCCGTAACCACCTGACCGTCCTCATTGACTCGGTGAAGGCCGCCCAGGATGAGGTGAAGTACGCCCTGCCGACCGCGCCAGGGACATACCAGTCGGGCGTATGCGCCTACGTCCTGGGGGAAAGCGGTGTCTGGTTCTTTGGTGCAGAGTCACGAAGCCCTGCCTTGATGAAGCGGAAACTCGGTCGCCACGTCCTGACCCTCATGACCCCGGAAGGTGAGTAGCATGATTACCAAGCAGCAGGCGCTCGACGCCCTGGCTGAGGTTGTGGCCGAGATGGGCGAGGGTTATGTATACTCCCGCGCGGACGGTGAGGAAGTTCACCAGTTTGGCTGCCAGTATGCCATCAACGGCGAGCCGAGTTGTATCGCTGGGCGCGCCATCTTCAAGCTCGACCCGGAACTGTTCGAGAAGTTCGCCCAGTACGAAGTTGACGAAGAAGAGTCATTCCCGATCTGTGATGTCAATGAGAACCTTGACGACGTGGGGATTGAACCTGACGCCCTCCGGGTGTTCCAGGAGGCACAGGAGCAGCAAGACTGCCTGGAGACTTACGGGTTTGCGCTTGACGCAGCCCGCGCAGTCGTATAGAGTTTCATCAACCAAACAAACGAAGGAGATTTTACCCATGAGCAAGCCCAGTTTTTACAACGGCAAGGTCCGCATCGAGCAGAACGCTGGAACCGCACACGGGCGGGACGACTCACGCCTGACCTTCATCTCCCTCGGTAGTGGGAACTACGGCTCTGATGCCAGCGATGCCATCAACCTCGATGAAACTCGCGCGTTGATCAAGGTCTTGCAGGGTGTCGTCAGCAACTACGAAGTCGCCAAGGCTGACCATGAGTACGCTGACCGCAAGCGCATCGAGCGCGAGAATGCTGACCGCAAGGCCCGCCAGGAGGCCGCCGAGAAGGAACTGAACCGTGGCTGTGAGGCCGTTCGCGCCCTCAAGCTGGACACGATCTTCACGTTCGACTCCAGAGAGAGCCTTGGGCACGAGTACATTCGCCGCTCCGGTGACACCTACGGACGCGTGGGCCGTGACCACAGCAACCAGATCAGCCACATGCGCTCCGACTGGAAGACCATCACGGTCGTCTACCCGGAGGGGAAGTAGTTATGGGCAAGCTGGACCACGAGAACAGGGCAATCAGAGTAAAGCGCAACTACGACCTTCCGGGCAGTCACGGAACGGACTTTGAGGCAGAAGATCTTGTCTTCATTGAGGAGTCCGAGAATTCGGGCTGGGGAATGTCCTACGACGAAACCGTGGCGCTCCGCAAGGCGCTCAAGGTGATCCTCAAGGCTCACGACGCCGACAAGGCCAAGCTTGAGGCTGCGAAGGCGGAGGCCGCAAAGCCCAAGCTGCCGACCAACCGCGAGTTGGTTCGAGCGCTGCCGATTGACACCGTGTTCACATTCAACGGCAGGGTGTTTGCCGACTCGAAGTACATTCGCGGAGCGGGTGAGATTTACCGTCGATTCGGCAGCACTCTTGAGTACCCGTTGGACTTCATCAAGTCCAGCACTGGCATCACCGTGATTCACCCGAAGCCGGTCCCCGAGGCGCGCATCTACATGGTGGGCGATGAGATCGACAGGCCGAAGGACCGTCGCCACTGGTGCGCATCCAAGCGCTCAGACGGCCAGTACCTCTGCACCCGTGACGCCCACCACGATGGGGACCACGTTCGCGCACCGGGCGGCAAGGCCTTGCAGGTGTGGGCATGAGCGCCCCAATGCTCGACAACGGCAAGATTCGCGTGGCGCGCAACAAGCACGCGGATTCCGAGGTCTGGGCCTCACGGGATGACCGGGCAGTTCATATCGACATGGACCCCAACAACTACAGTGCGCCCGGCATCGCCAACAAGACGTTCTCCCTGGATGAGGCAATCGAGATTCGTGACGCCCTCACGTTGGTCATCGAGAACATTCAGTCGTTCAAGCCCAAGGAGCCGACGTACCACGACACGCTGCGGGCGGCTCCGGTGGGCGCGTACCTCGCTCTGGATACCGTATCGAAGAGTCCGTACTACTTCAAGGTCGAGGCCGACGCCTGGCAGAGCCTAATGTCCGGCACCCGATACCCGTCCAGCGAGTTCTTCAAGAACACGCACGTCCTGGTGGTGGTCGAGTAGTGGGCGCAGTCATCGTTGCCATCCTGCTGGGTATCGCAGCCTTTGTGTTCGGCACCTGGGTAGCGGTCTGGAACGTCCAGGACATGATCGACTACGGCGTGAACTTCTGGAACATGTTCTGGTTGCTGCTCGTGGTGGCGTGCGTCTCGGGCGGGGTCAGCAAAATCTAAAACTAAATAGCAATTGGCGGCATGTTCAAGTTGACATGCCGCCTTTTGTGTATATAGACTGTGGCTACACGAAAAGAACGAGGAGGTTTCGCATGGCTGACAACATCGTCACCACGAACGAGAAGTACGCCGAGGACATCGGCAAGGAGTACGGGCGCACCGACAACATGATCCAGGCCGCGCTCCTGAACGGGTTCGCCAAGAGCCTAAAGCTGGATTGCGGCAAGGACGTGGACCGCCAGATTTGCACCATCGTAGGCGAACTGACGCCAACCGCCAGGGCGATCCTGAAGGAATTCGCTGGCATGATCGAAGCAGCGGAGGGGTTGTAATGGCACAGGCACGCATCACCGTTACCTACACGCGCAGCGTTGTGATCGACGTTGACGACGACTTTGACCCGAACGCCGACTTTGAGATCATTCCAATTTGGACTGCGCTCAGCAAGGCAGGATTCACCCCAGTGCCGGACGGCATGGAAGCAACCGACATCAAAGCAGAATGGGAGCACACCTACTAATGAAGGCGTATGACAAGAACAACATCCGGGTTAGTGTCGGGGAACGCGATGAAGCCGACCAGCCCCAGAAGGTGTACCTGAGAGTGGGGACCCTGGCAAACCTTGCCTTTACTCGGGTGGATTCGACAGAGGCGCGCGCAATTGCCGCAGCCCTGGTCCAGGCCGCTGACGAGTTCGACGCCCTGGTGGCTGAGGCCAACGACCCGCTGGCTAAGACGGTCAAGCTGCTGAACGCGGCAGGCAACTACGCCATCGTATCCGCCATTCGGCCCGGCTACGTTGTGTTCCGAAAGGACGACGGAGAGTGGTCCCGCATTGCGAAGACCACCGTTAACGAGGAGACGGTGCGCGAGGTCGCCAAATTCATCGAACGCGGAGATTTCTCCCTCACCTACGAGGGGGTCAAGGCATGATCAACTTCGAGATTGCGGCCTTCGCTGTCCTCACGGCCCTGGCGTCTGCGCTTGCGCTGACCGGCGTCATTGGCTGGAACCTTGCGGTCGTGTGGGGTGCCTTCCTGCTGTTCTTCTGCCTGGTGAAGTTCGGCATCTGGGCGGTTCGGAAGCACGACAACGACAAGTTCGACCGCTCGATGGCCAAGCTGCGCCACCCGTCATTCCGACCGGCTGACAGCGACAAATAAGCCAGAGTGGCATTGACCGCAATGGCTTATACCTATAAGCTATAGACACACGAACAAGGGAGTAACTAGCATGATTAGCACAAAGCCGGAAGCATTCGACAACCGCAAGGTCCGTGTTTCCCGAAACCATTCCTACGACAGTGACGTGTTGACCCTGCTGGATTCGGCAGTCTGGATCGACGTAGACACGCTCGGTGCCAAGAAGGGAACCGGGGAGTCCGTTTCACTTGAGGACGCCCGCGCCATCCGCGACAAGCTGACGGAGATCATCGACAACATCGACGGCCTGGTGGAGGCCGCGAAGCCGAAGAACTCTGACATCATCGCGGAGCTTCCCATCGGGAGCCTGTTCCGGGTCGTCAACCGCTATGGGCCGGAGGAGGCAACCTGGACGAGAGTGTTCGAGGGTGCCCGGCCGCAGCAAAACGACCGCAAGATGCCCTTCGTTTTCTTCAACGAGGGCACCTGGTCAATCAAGGTCGAGTACCGCAACGACCAGGCTTGCCCGTTCTAGTGGCGACCGTAACGACGACTGTCCACCTTGACGTTGACGATGTTCTGAGCGGTATGACGACACCCGAACGTGAGGAGTTGTGGGCCGAACTCTGTGGTGAGTTTGGTGGCCCCATTGGCGACATCGCTAACCCGGTCCAGGACTGGCTGGAGCGCTTGCGCCGGTCGGACCTGGATAAGGACCTCAGTGTGACCGACGTACTACAAAGAATTCTTGACGAAATTGGAGGAAATTAGCATGGGACCAGCAGCATTTCAGATCGGTGACATCGCCCGGCACAAGCGCTACCACGAAGAGAGTGGTCCGATCACCAGCATCAGCGAAGATGGCGATTTCTTTCGCCTGAACGGGAATACTACGGGCTGGACGGCCAGCGCACTGGTGCTCATAACTCCGGCCAAGCCCACCTTCAAGATCGGCGACAAGATCAAGGCCACCAAGGGCGAGTCGGTTCTGTTTGGCGAGGTGATCGCCTGCCGCCCCCGTGGGCTGAGTGTTCTGGCTAGCGGAGAGGGCGGACTCCAGAACTCCACCCACTTCCTTGAGTTTGACGGCTGGAAGATCGAGGCCGTTGCCCCCACGAGCGCGGAGGTTTTGGCTGGGTTCCAGATTGGGCAGGTGTTCAAGCACGCATACGGGACGGGCCTCCGTATCAAATATGTGAAGATCGGAACCGATTCCTTTGTTGAGGTGAATGGGAGAACGGTGGGGGCTGGCAACAATGCTTGGCTCTACGTCGCAACCAACTTCTACGTTGGCCACGGCGGAGAACTCACTGCGGTGGACGCCTAATGGCTGCCAAGGATGGCCGGGGTCGCCCGTCGATGTACCGGCCCCGGCTGGACGCCATTGGGGTGGGAGACGGCTGGGTTGTGATCTCTGAGGACCAGAAGACCCTCAGTGCCCCGTCCGGCATGTCGGCACGCTACCCGACACACCGCTTCCGCTGTGAGAAGCGGGCGGACGGAAAGTTCAACCTGCTGGCGGAGCGAATCGAGGAGGAGGCGTGAGCGCGCTCAGCAAGCGACCTCGCATCGCCATTGAGATCGAGGTAGTGCTTCACGCGGACCAGAGCAACCTGGCCGAGGATGAGGTTCTGGTCGTTGAGAAGGGCGGTGACTACTCCACGTACGTGGTTCCAAAGTCGCAGTTGATCTTCTACCACCTGGTCAAGGAAGAGTAGTTGGCCGTGACATACTTACCCACGAAGGCCCGCACCATTCGCTTCGGCGTGGTGCGGGTTCTTCAGTACATGGGCGGGAACAGGTGGGAGATTCTGGACAACAAGGACCAGCGCAGAATCATGCATAGTTCCATGTTGACATTCCTGAAGTAGGTATATAGAATTAAAGCAAGACGACAAACGAGGAGGACAGAATGGCCGCAGTAACAAAGCGCAAGAACATCCGCGTCGAGATCGAGCCGGATGGCTCGTGGATTCCGAGCAGTAAGACGCCACGAGAGGTTGAGGACATCCTCATTCAGCGGGCGCGCGACATTGCAAAGCAGGTCAATCGCCACCTGGACGACACGGGAAGCGTGGGCCTCAACTTCGACACCATTGTCGAGTGCGAGTTCTGCGAGAACGAATGGACGGACTCGCAGACGACCAAGGCCAAAGCGACCCCCGGCGAGCCGGAGGGCATGCCGATCTGCTGCGATGAGGCCCAGGAGGAGTTCTGGCGTGAGAACATTGCGCTCTGGCCCGAGGCGCAGAAGCACCTCCCGTGGACCAGCTACAGCCCCGGATGGCCGTGGGAGGTGGCGAAGTGACCTACCCCTACGATGAGGTGATGGACGATTTCTTCACCCGTCACAACCTGCCGACACTGGAACTCACTCGGGGGCAGTGGGATGACTTCGAGGAGACGATGGAGGCGTGCCAGTCTGAGATTTCAGAGCAGCGCAGCTATACTCGCCCGTCGTTCGCAGACATGCTTGAGATCAACGAAAGCCCGAAGATCAAGGCCCTTGAGGCGGAGATTCGACAACTCAAGCATGTTGGCGATATTTACGAAAAGCGGATCATGCGGGACCACAACTTTCACCAGCGATCTGACTTCTACATCAACAGCATGGATGAGATCGTGAGAAGCCGTTGATCACACCACGCACAATCACTGTCGGCCAGTACGCCAACGGCAACCCAATCGAACTAACAGTGGACACGCGGGACGTTCTCGCGGCTATGTTCGCCCGGATGGACAAGGAGAAAACGAAGTGAGAAAAGTAGAAACGGTTCAGGAGCTTGACGCACTGCCGCCGTACACCCTGATCCAGGAGTATAACGGGTTCAAGAGAATCAAGGTGTTCAGCGGGAAGTGGCTACTGGCCATAAACAGCGGCGGAACAGATTCATCCGAATGGATCGAACTCCCGGCAACCGTCCTGTATGACCCGAGCGAGGCGAAGGCCAAGTGAAGCGAAAGGCCCCCAAGCCCAAGTGGACACTGAAGGTTGTAGAACTGGCCGAGAGTCCATTCAGCGGCGAATCGAAGCGGAAGCGAACGAAGTTCCAAGCCGATCTCTACCGTGATGGAAATATCAACGGTTTCTTCTGGGGCACGACCCGTGAAAGTGTCATCAAGCAGGCCGAGGCCCGCAAGGTCCAGTACGAAGCAGGTCAACGAACGCGAGAGAATGCGGAGGTCATTGAATTATGAGTAAATTTCAGGAAGTACGCTTGGTGTCAAACATCACGGGCGCAGTCATGTCCGGCAAGCTGGTCATCGAATCCAGCACCGCCTACCAGGTCGCCGCAGTTGGCCAGGTCCACACGTTTCTCAAAGATGAGTGGTCCGGCGCGCCCGCCGCCACTGGTGGATTCGATGACCTGTTCGGCAGCTTCTTCGGGGGTGGGCGAAGATAGAAGGCGTGGTGTAGCAAGGACGCAACAGAAAAGGCCCGGTCACATTCAACGTGACCGGGCCTTCCTGCGTGAGCTACACCATGGCACCACTCAATTCCGTCATGACAGCGTGAGCGAAGTGCTGGCGGTCAAACGCCAGGCACATCTCAGTTCCGTCCGGCAGGGGGATCGTAGCGTAAAGCTCGGTCCCTTTCGCTGTAAACTCCAGCGTTCTCTCTGCTCCGTACTCGTCAAGCTCGGTAATTGTAGTTGGCACCCGAAGCCACCCCTTCATTTCTGTTTGCATAGATTGAGCAAAAACATACCGCACGGCTGGGAGTTTGCACAACCCCCGCTGACAATCCAAAACTTTTCCTTGACATCTCTATATTTTGGTCTAGTGTCAGTTGAACAAACCTCACGTACGACACGCCGAGGCAGAATCCAAGAGAAATCAACGAAAGGGGCTACAATGCAGACCGTAGTAACAGGCTATGACCCGGACCTCAAGTTCTGGGCAACACGCTACAAGCAGGGCGAACGGACGGTGTTCTCAATGGACCTCTCCCTTGCCGAGATCGCATCACTCGTACCGGCACCCGACCCGAACGTGGTCATGCCCGGCAACCGAGCCATCACCGTCCCGCACGCCCAGGGGTTTGCGGACTACATTCGCTCCCGCAAAGACTGGATCGGCCCGTCGCTTCTACTGCGCGGCCCGAGCATGTTCGACTTTACCGCGCTCGACCAGGTGGTGCCGGACGGGATCGAGAACCGCGAGTACGGCCTCATGGGCTTCCCGCGCACGGCCATCAACGACCTCCACATCATTGACGGCCAGCACCGCGTACTCGGTATCCACATGGCCATCAAGCAGGTGGCAATCGACCTGGACAAGGCGCGCTCCTCGCTCGCATCGGCCAAGAAGACCGACGCCTTCCAGGCCGTACAGGACGCAGCCAAGGCTCAGGTGGACAGCATTCTGGCCCAGCGCCGCCGCTTCGAGTCCGAGCGTATATCTGTGCAGGTTTTCGTGGAGGAGGACATCACCGCATACCAGCAGATGTTCGCCGACATTGCCGACAACGTGATGCGCATTTCGGCATCGACCAGTGGCGTGTTCGACTCCACCAAGGTGGTGAACCGCACGCTCCGCCTGGTCATGCTGCACCCGCTGCTGCTCGACCGGGTGGACACGCAGAAGGACATCCTGGGCCGCAGCAACCAGAACTTCCTGTCAGCGAAGCAGGTCACCGACCTCATCCGCATCCTCGCCGTGGGGCAGGATGGCCGGGTGACGAAGCGACTGGAGAGCGAACTCAAAGAGAACGAAATGGCCAAGATCACGAACGCGTTCTTGGACCTGCTGGCGGACTCATTCACTCAGCTTGAGGGCGTGCAGAAGGGCACCGTCAACCCGGCAGCGCTCCGGCAGAGTTCCATGCTTGGCTCGCCGGTCACGCTCAAGGTCCTGGCCGCGACGTACTATGACCTACGGGCCATGGAGATGACGGATGACGAGATCGCAGATTTCTTCATGAAGCTCGACCCGTTCCTGTCCACCCCAGCCACAGACGAATGGGTGGCTGCGATGGACAGTGACATCTTCACCGCCGCCGCGCTTGCCCCGAGTTCTCGCCGACAGGATTTGAAGCTCTACAAGTCACGCCTGGTGAACTGGGCGCTGACGGACCTGCCGGGTGAGCTGACCAAGCTGACCAAGCCGAAGCCACGCCGGGGCCGGAAGGCGGCTTGACCCCAAAGACGAAACCCCCGTGAGCGACCCGAACGCTTGCGGGGGTTTCCTTTTGCCTATAGACTCTGGGGAACACGAACAGAGGAGAAAAACTATGAGCGACATTGTAGCTACCTGCCGCAAGGATGTCTGGGACCGAACCGGGTTCTCGTCACACCCATGTGGTCGCCCCATCAAGCGTGATGGCCTGTGCGGTATCCACGCGGCAGCGATTGACAAGATGAAGGCGAACGACAAGAAGCATGCCGAGAAGCGCAACGCATCAGACAACGCGCGTTTGGGAGCGGAGGCCGCACTTCGGGATATTGGTGTCGATGGTCACGCTGAATACAGTAGCCTCGGCGGTCGCTACACTGGCCTGGCCGTCGTCTCAATTGAGACGCTGCGCGCACTGGCCGCGCGAGACCCGCACGCTAATACAGAACGGGCTGACGATGAGTGAGGCAATACTATCCAAGCCAACGCGCGCGACAGTCTGCGACCTCTGCGGCAAGGAGATCGAGAAGCACGAACACTCCACTGAGGTGGGTTCACTGACGCATGGCTACATTGCCCACAGCGTCACGTCCAAGACGAAGTACGCGTGGCTCCGGTGGCCGTCGCCTGAATGGTTCCGCAAGGCGGACTGGAAGGACAAGCAGAAGCCGGAGAACCGTGAACGGCAGTACGACTTCCACGGCCAGTGCATTGTGGACCTGGTTGAGGCCAACCTTTTCACCCCAAAGACAGAGAGCGAGACGGCATGAGTGGATTCGGAAGCGCACCAGGAGCAAGCCGCGACTGGACAGAGCCAGTGCCAGCACCCGCGAAAGTGGAGCCGGTGACCATCGACCGGGAGGCGCTGGGCGAGATCTTGGCACTGGTCGATGACCACGATGGATGCCATGCCCGAGTTCGTGAGTGGGAAGCGTTGGAGCAATGGGAGAAAGACGCCCACCCCGACGAGGAACCATTCACGGATCGCGAGGATGCCGAGTGGTGGAATCGACGCGCCGACGCCGTGATCGCCCGCCTTGCCACCTCACCCCCTGACGCCCTAGACGTGGTGAAGGCTGCCGCGTGGTCAGAGGGCTGGGATCGCGGCAACGCGTTCGCCCTGGAGACGCCTACCCGCAGCGTGAACGCACGGTGGAGCAACCCGTACCGCAACCCCTGTACCCCGGGAGAGGAAACAACGTGAGCACCAAGAACGAAGAACTGATCGCGGAGTACCGCGAGACGCTGGCGTCGTATCAGGGCGGCGGCCAATATGCGGACCGGGACGCGGTCCGAGTTGGATTCGCAGACGATCTGGCCGACGCCCTCGAAGCCGCCACCAAGCCGGTGACGCGCCGGGACATCGAGATCGCCATTGGCTACGACCCCGTTCCGCTATCCATCGACGGCCACCCAGAGATTCGCTGGACACACCGTACGGTGACCGACCGCGACGGCATTGTGGACAAAATCATGGCCATGCTGGAAAACCATGGCTAGACAGTTCAGGCCCAATTGGAATACGCCGTGCCTGAACTGCGGCCAGGAGTTCGGCAGGATCAAGAGCAGCAAGCTCCCTTGCTCGGCGACAAAGCACAAGTTCACCCAGTCGAATCACCTGTCCACGGACCCGGCGAAGCTGGCAGAGATCAGGGCAATGGTCGAAGACGGCTGTTCTAACCGTGAGATCGAGCGGACAACGGGCGTCTCCAGCAAGGCGGTCAAACGGAACTTCCCCGATTCTGGCTGGACGGCAGCAGAATCAGGCCGATTCGGCATGCTGGTTCGCTGGGCGGGTTGACGCCGAACTAAACTTAGCTATAGAATAAAGACATCAACCTGAGGAGGAAAAATGCACGACTTAGAGCTTATGCCCACCGCAGCCATCGAGGCGCGGATGGACCGGCTGGACACCTGGCCGCTCAACTATGCTGACGCAGTGACCGGAGACCCGCGCTGCGGCTGTGACCCGGACTGCGAACTCGACAACGTGACCACCCTTGAACTGGAATGGAGCCAGCGAGCATGAATGACACAGCACTCGACAACGACTACGCCACCGGCCTGATGGGGGTGGACATTGAGGCCATCCAGCGCGGCGCTGACCGCTTCCTGGAGGGCATCTATGCCGATACCGACCACGCGTTCACGCTCGATGTCCAGCCGGACGGCGACGATTACCTAGTGGAGGTTGGCTACGAAGGCAAGCGCCATGAGAAGGATGTCAACCACAAGATGCCCAGCTTTGATTCACTGGACAAGGCAACCGCCTACGTGAACCTCATGCTTGAAACGGGGGTGGCACTGTGAGCCTCGCAACGCACGTCATCACCTGCCAGGTGGACCACCGGCCCGAGGGCGCTGGCCCAGGCGCGACAGTCAAGATCATTGACGAATACCAGGACCCGGACAAGTTCATGGCGGCCGCACGGAGCGATTACCCGAACTGCGACCTGAAGCTTGAGGAGGTGGAGCGGTGAAGTGCGAGGGCTGGTGCGATGACGGCAACCATGAGGGGGCCGTCGTCTCAGTAATTGTGTATGACCGGTATGGCCCATTGCGCTTCAACTACTGCGAATACGCCATCGAACTGGACCGCAAGAATGGGTTCACCGTGGAGGTGGTGGAGCCATGAAGTTCTACCTCCAGCGCAAGTCCGGCTACCTGAGTTCCAACAGCCTGGCCATGATCTACCCGATGTACGTCACGGGCATTTACTGCCAGGGCGATGCGGCAGCACCAATCAAGGTGAAGATCAGGGGTCGTGTGTTCGGTGTCAAGCCGTGGCTGGTGCGCTTCCCAAGTTGGGTGGCCCGGAAGGCTCGAAACACGGACATCGGTGGCTTCCGCAAAAGCCCCCACCATGCGCCGTACGTGATGATTTGGAACCGACCGGGGAATAACCCCAGAAAGCAAGGTTGGGCAAAATGAGCACACTGGTCTTTATCGCCTGGTCAATCGGCGCACTGATGTCCTGGCCACTGATTGCCAAGTGGCTGGTGAAACTGGTTGTCACGAGCAACAAGCCTGATGCCGGTGACTACGCAATGGGGATCGCGCTTGGCCTATGCCTCGCGCCCTTCTGGCCGCTCATCATCGCGGGCATGTTCGTCTACACGAAGATTCGGAGCGAGTGATGGAGCACCCCAATGGAGGTGAGTGCTGCGGAGAGGCCAACCCGTTCTACCCTGATGAGTTCTGCACCAAGATGGCAGGGCACCGCAAGAGCGGGCGCGGCAAGGACAAGCAGCACCACATTCGGGGTACTAATCGCAAGTGGTACTCGCCGGGGCAGGCGGGCAGCGCTGGTGACAGTGAAATGTCCGAAGGCGAATGGCAGGCGTTTGGAAGGTTTGGGTACTGATGGCTAAGATTCACCCCTACACTGGGATTGACGACGGCGAACTCCGCATCCGCGAGGACCAGGAGTGGCAGATTGAGCGGTGGATGTCAGAACCCACCCAGGCCATCCTCTGCGGGTCCGACATGGACACCGGCAAGACTCTTTGCACGGTGGAGTTCGCACTGCGCATGAACTTCACACGGGTGCTCATCGTCGGCATCAAGGACACCTTTGACGGCTGGCGCGAGTGCGCCATGGAGCAGTCTGACTTCTTTCAGGACATGCGCAACATCGACGCCACCAAGCACGGCCAGGCAAACATGGCCGCGTATCTTCGGGGTGATGAGGGCTGGTTCTTTATTGGCCAGCAGTACCTCACCGCGAAGGACTGGGACGTAAAGCGGGACAAGGACGGCGTGCCGATCCTGAAGAAAAAGCGCAAGCCGGACAAGACCTGGATCGAGGTCAAGCAGCCGATTCGACTCAAGACCTGGGACAACGTGAACCCGCAATTGCTGGTCTACGATGAGGTTCACATTGCCGCGAACAGTAAGACGGGCAACTGGAAGACACTCGTCTCCCTGGAGGCTGAGTGGAAACTGGGCCTGTCGGGAACGTTCTACGGCAACAACTTTGTCAACGCCTTTGGCCCCGCGCGCTGGCTTTACCCGGAACGCATTGACGCCAGCGCCTACGTCTGGAAGTCGAAGTGGTGCCTGGAGGAGACGGTTCGGCTCAAGGGCGGCAAGACCACCACCAAGGTCATTGGGGAGAAGAACCCCGGAGAGTTCGTGGCCAGCCTTCCGTGCTTCACCTCCATTGACGGTGGGCCGGAAGCGCCGGACGCCGAGGTGATCGAGGTGGAGCTTCTGCCGGAGCAGCGGCGTATCTACACGGAGCTTGAGAAGAACCTCATGACCTGGTTGAACGGTCACCCGTATGCGATTGAGTGGCCCGTCGCACTACGCACGCGACTTCGCACGGCCACACTCGGGAGCCTGTCGCTGGACCCGGAGACTCAGGCCATCTACTTCGCGGACGACGCGGAGAGCACCAAGCTGAATGCGCTCTATCCGATCCTGGAGCGGCGCTGGGCGGGCGAAAAGGTGGTCATGTGTACCGACAGCAAGGTGTTCGCGCGTCATACGGCCCTGAAGCTCACAGCGCGTGGCCATTCGGTCGCGGTCTACAGCGGGGATGAGACACCGAAGCAGCGCACCGAGATCAAAGAGCGCTGGCTCGCGGGCGAGTTGCAATACCTGGTGGCCACGTCCGCGTTCAGTACCGGCGTGAACGGCTACCAGCGGGTGTGCAACAAGATCGTCACCCTGAGCAAGTTCGATTCGGGGATTCACAACCGGCAGTTCATCAAGCGCATCTTCCGCACGAGTCCGATCAAGGATGGGTTTGAGCACATCTACCTGAGTGCGAAGGACACGAAGGACTCCGGGCAGTACGCCAGCCTGGAACTCCAGGGGGCCGCAATGCGGATGAGCCTGCGCAAGGATGCCATGCGAAAGGCAGCGCAAGCGGCTTGACTTACACGAGAGAATAAGGGAGACTGAGGTATGACTTTGACTTTGGAACAACTGGAAACAACGCTTATTGACTACGACGGCTGGAAAAGCGGAAAGGCAAACGCTACTTCGCAAGACTTGTCAGTGAGGGCGTACCTGGAGGAAGTAAAGCGGGCGCGAGCGGTTGACCTGCTGCTGGATATTCGAGTCATCATTGACGACGAAGACGCGTCCGCCGACCGCATGGTGGACCAGATCGGGAATCTTCTTGCCAGCTACTAACCTGAACTCGGCTGAGCGTTACCAGCGGGCCAAGGCGAGAATGCAGGACAAGGCTCGCCACGCCGGTATTGTTGAGAAGCTGAGCAAGGACATCAACAAAACGTTCGACCAAGCGCTTGAGGAGGAGGACCCTCATTGCCGCCAGGACCAGGACAAGGACGGCAAGTGGCCGGTAAACCCCTGGTCAGACTGGAGTTCGAACGACGACGACCAGCCGGATATGCCCAGTCGCCAGCAAGCGCGGCTGATGTGCTCGCCGTGTAAGTTGCAGGTTGCGTGCCTGGAGTGGGCAATGGCCACCGGCCTCCACCACGGAGTTGCCGGTGGGGAACGATTCGAGAATGGAGTGATGGTCAAGTAATGCCATACCCAGCATTCAGCGGGTATGTGGTTTATGGAATCCACACCGGCGACCGCATCTACCGCTACATCGGGATTACATCTCGAATTGAGAAGCGGGTGAACGATCACCGAGGCAATCACCGCACCCAGAAGGTCTCCAACGTGGGTCGATGGATCGGTGAGAATCTGGACGAAGTTCAGTTTGAAATCATCCAGAGGTGTGAGTCATCCGAAGAGATGAAGGCGTGGGAGATTGTTTGGATTTCACAGCTTCGCGGGATGGGGCATGACCTGCTGAATCTGAACGGTGGCGGGCAAGGGCAATTTGAGGCGATTTTCTCAGACGAAACAAAGTCGAGAATGAGCGCATCGGCCAAGGCTCGCATCGTTACGGAGTCACCCGAACGGCGTGACGCTCGACATGCGATACTAAAAGCGAATGGCGAGTCCAGGCCATTCCTGGGCCGAAAGCATTCCGCCGAGTCACTGGCCAGGCAGTCTGCGACCAAGATTGCAGCCGGTAGGTCGCTCGGGGAAAATAATGTCAAAGCGAAGTTGACAGAACGACAAGCGGTTGAGATAATTGCAAGACTGGATGGCGGGGAAGGCAGAAGGTCGGTCGCAGCCGACTATCCGGTATCACTTAGCTCGATTCATAACATCGCTTCCGGGAACACCTGGAAGCACCTGAGAGGAGAAAACCAATTATGACTGAAACAGCAGCACAGACGGTCACGGACATCACGGTGGCACCGGCAAAGCGGACAAGCAAGGCGGTTGCAGCGGAGCCAGCTATGAACATCTACCAGCTTCTCAATCTGATCTCGACGGAGGCTGGAGCGCTTGCCCCGGCATCGAAGCCGGGCGTTCAGTTCCCGTTCCGTGGCGTTGACGCCGTAGTGTCTCACGTCTCACCGTTCCTGCGCAAATACGGGATCATCGTTATCCCGACCGTGCTGAGTTCTGCGGTGGCAAGCAACCCCAGTGGCAACAAGGTGGTCACGACAACCGAGATTCTGACCAAGTTCACCTTCTATGCTCCGGACGGAAGTAGCGTGGACGCGACGGTTGCTGGCCTGGCCAACGACTACTCCGACCGCTCAACCGCGCAGGCACAGTCGGTTGCCTTCCGCATCGCGTTGTTGCAGACGTTCGCGCTGCCAACCCAGTCCCCGGAGCCGGAGCAGACCGGAGTGGAGCGCGAGGTCACGCGTGAACCGGATCGCGTTGTCACCGCTGGCACCGCCGCTGCCGCACCCACCGGCCCGACACCGAAGGAAGCCCAGGGCAAGATCAAGACGACGTGGGAGGGCATTCACGGCAAGGGCGACACCGGCTACACCAAGCTGGGTAACCAGATGTTCCCCGAGGGCCAGGACACTTGGATCAACGACATCAACAAGCTGGGCAAGCTGATGGCGGCGGTCAACAAGGGTGAGGTAGCGGTCTAACATGCCCGCCCCAACCCTGAGTCTCTGGGGAGACGCAAACGCCTACAACGAGGGGCGCGCCTACAAAAGCCCGTTCACGGGTGAGCGCCTTCCCTCCGTGACGACCGTGCTGAAGATGGCGGACAAGTCCGGCCTGTCGCAGTGGGCGGCGGATAAGGCGATGGAGTGGGCCGTTCTGAACTGGCACCTGCTCGGTCAGCGCTCCGATGAGGACGCCATGAAGGCGGGGCGATACCGCTGGAGAGACGTTCGTGATGAACGCGCTGAGGTCGGCACGGGTGTCCACGAGGGGGTCCAGTCGGTCCACACCGGCTCCGACATGCCCTTTCTGGATGAGGAGCAGGACAAGATCATGGACAAGTTTCATGAGTTCCAGTTCGTCCATGATGTCACGCCGGTCTACACCGAGTTCACGGTGTGGGACCCGGAGCACTACGCTGGCACGGCTGACGGCCTCTGGTTGATCGACGGCGTGCTGTGGTTGATCGACGTGAAGACCAGCAAGAACGTCTGGCCGGAGCACAACTACCAGCTTGCTGCACTCCGCTACGCCCCCAAGGCTCTCATTCAGTGCCCCGAGGGAACCGAAGGTGCAGCCCAGCACAAGGACAAGGAAAAGAACATCACATGGTGGATCGAGATTGACAATCCCGCTCTGCTCTGTGATAAGGTTGGAATCCTGCACTTGCGCGAGGACAAGTGGGAGTTGATTCCCGTTGAGGACATCGACCTTCACAAGGACACGTTCGATGCTTACGAGGCTGTCTGGTACAGCAAGCAGGCTCACAAGAAGCGGGTCAAAGACCGCGAAGATGCAGCAAAGGCGGAACTAGCCGCCAAAGAGAAACAGGAGGCATAAACACTTATGAGTGAAATCAACCCAGGGAACTACGATGGCGTGAACGTGACCATCGTTGGTCGCGCAGGTGGCCCGGCACAGTTCCCGGCCTACGACAAGGAGGGCGCAAAGGGCGTTCTTGAACTCAATGTCGCGGTCAGCCAGGGCTACAAGAAGGGTGACGACTGGGTGGACACCGGAACCACCTGGTACACCTACACGGCAGCCGGTGACTATGCCAACGTCCTCCGCGAGGTGGGCAAGGGCGACAAGGTTCGCATCGACAACGCCCGCCTGGAGACGCGCGAGTTCAAGCGCAAGGACGAGTCGGTCGGCCAGCAGTTCACCGTTCGCTTCGGTGAGTTGACGATCATCGAAGCCAAGGGCAACGGCGGCGCTCCCGCCGCTGCGGCCACGACTGCGGATGTCTGGAACACTCCGGCTGGTGGCTTTGCGGACGAAACTCCGTTCTAGCCCCAAAGGTGGCGTTGACAGCAACGTAAGAATGCAGAAGATGGCGCTGGCTGGTTGGGCGCTCGTCCGTAAGGTCGGTGGAATCTTCTGCATCGCCGCTTGTAGTAAATGTGTCCCGATCCTTCTTTGCGATTGATCGGTACACAGCAGCCGTAGCTTAGAGGTGGCAAGAGCACTCCAGGCATGGAGAGACGTGGGTTCGACGCCCACCGGCTGCACCAGCACGATAGATAATGGTCAGCGAGGTCCTGATGCCTGCATTGCAATGCGGCACCTGGGACGACCTGCCAATCACTGCACGCTGGGCGGAGGCCACAAAACTCTCGGCTTTACTGATTTGTTCGGACAATTCTAAATCAGGTGTTGGCCAGCCACGGGTTGTGGGCTGATCGTGGGGGTTCAATTCCCCCGCTGGCCTCAATGCGAGTTCCGGCAGGATGTGGGTAGCCCCACAAGCGGTTGCAACCCTCGCAGAAGTCCCTGTATTCATGTAAAAGGCTAACGCCCGGTGAACTAAGTCAAATTACAGCAGGGCATTTTTTGGCTCCCACGCCTGACTGATGTGAAACCTACGCTTACTGAAGTGATGTAAACTAGGTGACCCAGGCGAAGAGGAGCATGTGACTATCAAGACTTTCATCGAAACACAGTACGGTGAGGCGACTGGTCGAGTATCCCTCTGGTGGCGCGAGAAGCCCGGAGCGAAATCTCCCATCGACAAGCAGAAGTGGTTCACCTACCCCGCCGAACTGGACGCGATGGCGTCTTTTGCCGAGTCCAAGGCCAACAAGGACCTGTACCTGACGGTCGGCGCATACTCCGAGGACAAGCGCACGCCGGACAACGTGACCCTGATCTCGGCCATCTACCAAGACACCGACACATTCGACTACACGCAGTACCGCATAGAGCCGTCCACCGTCGTCCACACCTCGCCTGGTAAGACGCACTGCTGGTTCACGCTCGACCGCGCCTACGACGCCTCGCAGGTCGAACTCATCACCAAGAAGATGACCTACGCTCACCGCGCTGCGGGTAACGACGTGTCATCGTGGGGTCGCAACAAGGTGCTGCGCGTGCCCGGCTCGGTCAACACCAACTACGACGGCTTCCCTGAGGATGTCACGGTCGAGTACACCGGGGCTGTCTACACGCTCCAGGAGATCGCCAACGCTTACGACGACGTGGCCCTGCCGACTGCTGCGCCCAAGGTGGCCCCGATGTCAAGGGTCGAGGTCCAGGCACCAACCGCCGAACTCCCCACGTTCCTGAACGCGCAGTCGAAACTCCCAGCCACGTTCCCCCTGGAACTCATCACGCAGGAGCCGTCAGCCGAGAACCGCTCGCAAATGCGCGAGAAGCTTATTCTTGAGTGCATGCGCGCGGGCCTGAGCGACATGGATGCTGCGTCTATCGCCTGGAACTCGAAGTGTGGGGCCAAGTACCACGAGGGCCGTGAGGACTTGCTCTGGTATGAGATTGCCAAGTTCCGCGCCATCATCGAGGACGAGACAGGCGAGCACGCTGAACCTCCAGCCCCCGAGGAGCGCAAGGTTGTCAACCCCAAGGCTCCGGTTACCATCCTGAGCAAGCCCCAGCGTGAGCGCGCCCTGGCCCACTGGGACCGGACGTTCCTGGGTGAGTACGAGCGTTACGTTCGCGAGTCGATCAAGATTTTCAACGGCCCGTACCACCGTGCGGTTGGCTGGACAATCCTGACCGCCGTCGTGGGCGAGTGCGGCAAGATTCGCCAGGGCAAGCGTGACCTGCCGCTGAACCTCTACATCATGCCCATTGGTGGAACCACCACGGGTAAGTCTGAGGCGATGGCGCTGGGGTCCGACGTGATCCACGGCTCATTCTCTGTCGAGGAGAACCCGGACATTGGTGATGACACCTCGCAGTCGGCGCTCTCCCAGAAGCTCCACAAGCGCGATGGCAAGGTCACCCTGGTCAACTCGGATGAGGCTGACGGTCTGATCGAGTCGCTGACGGACAAGGGAAGCTGGAAGCCGGGCCTGCTGTCGTTCTACACGCGCCTGTACGACGGCCTGGTTCCGCCGATCATGCGCACGGGTGACGTTGACGGCAAGTGGTCCAAGACGATCTTCAGCATGTTCCTCATGGGCACCGAGGCCGGTATGGTCGGCGCACTGACGCGCAAGATGTTTGAGACCGGGTTTCTGACGCGTTTCGCCTGGTTCATTGGTGAAAACATTGAGGTCCCCGAGGAGTCGCTTGGCGTGCGGGAGGGCTCGATTGAGCAGGCCATGGAGGATCGCTCGCAGATTGAAGCGTGGTCATCCAACTGGAACCGCATCCGCGAGGACTGGATGTTCCGGCGCATGACGGGCGGGGGCGAGTACATTCGCTTCGATTCTCCTGAGACTGCTGAGTTCTTCCAGAAGGTCACCGCGAAGCTGGAGCACTCGATGTTCCGCAACCACCGGAACGCTGACATTATCAAGCCGTCCGTGATCCGCCTGAACCGCACGATGTGGAAGATGAGCGCACTGCTCGCTGTCTCCAGCGGGCGCTACACGATCTCGATGGACGACATTCTGGTTTCGCTCTTGCAGGGCGAGGAGCTTTTGGGTAACCTTATCTACATGGCTGGGGTCATCAGCGACTCGGCTCACGCAAAATCCGTGGACGAACTGGAGACGTACCTGAACGGCCAGCCGGAGCGCAAGGCTCGTGTCGAGCGCATCTACCGCAGGTTCGCCTCAGCCACCAAGGTTGAGGTTGACGTGTGGCTGGCTAACCTCTGCGCGCAAGGCCGTGCCGGTTCCGAACGGGACGCGGTGGACGGCGCAATGATTTACAAACTAAAAGGGGAGTTGTGATGACACCGAAGGAAGAGATCGAGAAGGCCATTGCCACCCTGGAGGCGCTGCTGGCGGTGCCCCCGATGGCCGTTGAGTTTGAGGCGAACGAGGATATGGCTGACTGGTTTCAGCGGGCGCAGTTGAAACTCAATCTGTTCGCCAGTACCGCGACGATCCAGATTGGCATTCTCCGTAACGCGCTTTACCGCCTGAAGTTCTCGGACCTGTCGATCACCGGCGAGGTGCGACTGGCGCGGGCAATCAATGCAGCCTGAGCGCGCACTGCCCATCTACGGCTCACCGACCGCAGGACAGCTTCAGATCGTTCGGGACGCCAAGACCTCACTGGGAGTTGACTTCTACGTGAAACCGGCTGTAGCGACCGCTGAGAGCCACGGAGAGCGTGTTCTGGCGTGGGGAACCCCGGACTTCGCCTGTGAGTGGGCGAACGTGGCCCAGGCTGACACGGTGGAGCGAATGGCCCCGGCTGTCGCCTGGGCTTTAGGCTTGCGTGAGGACCCGCGAATTGGTACGGTTGCATCGTGGCTTAGTCGCATGATGAACGGCCAGGTTCGGGAGATCACCCCGCAGCAGTTGGCCAAAGAAAAGCGTGACAGCATGCCGCTAAGTCAGCGGCTCAAGCTGGACATAAAGTAGGAGGAATTTTGAGTGATACATACCACTTCCAGGTTTGGGTGAGCGCGGATAGCATTGAGGAAGTCACTGCCCCGCTCCGCGCCATCCCTGGTTTCATTGAGTACGAGTTTCTTGACGTTTCGGAGGAAGAATGAAGATGGAAATCGCAAACAAGGCATGCGCATTCGAGGATGAGGATGGCAATGTCCTCATCTACGGCACGCACGACTCACGGGAGGCAAGCAGACTCTACGTTGCGCACCTGCTGGAGTGTGGGTTCGCACCAGGCGACGCGGAGTGGAATCAGAACGCTACAAAGTGGGAGTTCTATACCGGGATGTCCCGGTACTTCACGGAACCGAAGGATGAAGAACAGCCATTCGATACCAAGACCGTGTGGTCGCTTGGGCTTGTCGGCTGGATGATTGGGCTGGCCGACTAGTGGGCGGCTATGACCTTTACCTCAAGTCAGACCAGGACCCCGAGCCGAGTGGCAAGTGGAACAAGCCGATCAACTACGACAAGTTGTTCGTCGCCCAGGCGGTTGCCGAGGGCATTCTGCGCAACGACGGCTGGTACGCGATCATCGTGGACCACAAGACCGGAACTGTGCTCCAGGTGGACACTCGTGAGCTTCTGCTTGGCGAACGCTTCCAGTTCACCGGGGACGTGATTACCACGACAAGCTGGCGCTTCACCGTCTGGATCGAGGCCGATACTCGGAATGAGGCCATTGATTCCCTGGTGAATACCCCCGGCTACCGTGACCATGATTTCGATGAGGAGAACGACTAATGCGCTACAAGGTCTATATCAAGTCCATCTCGACGGACCCGTGGGGTGAGCCGGTGCTGGATGACGACAGTGGCCAGTACGCGAAGTCGTTTTCCTATGACCAGTGCGGTGTCCACGGTATGTACTCCATCGTCGTGGACACCGAAACCAACCTGGTGATCTTCGAGGACGGCTACCCGCTAGCGGTTGATTGTGAATTTGAGGGAGAAGCATGACGTACTGGGACTTTTTTGTGGCCGGGTTGTTCATTGCTGGTGGGATGGTGGGCGCAATGGTTGCAACCATTGGAATCGTCGTCCTCACCGCGCTCGCCTGGGTTACCGCGTTCGATCTGAATGGCGACACAACCCCCTGGTGGGGACGGTGCCTGGCCGGAATCTACCTCATCCTGCTCCTGGTCAGCCTTGTTTCGCTCGCCGCCTGGAGCAACCAGTGACGCTCGGTGAGGCTGTCCTGGGCGGCGCAGTAATCCTTGGCGTGATTATCGCCGTCATCGTGCTACTGGGCAGCATTGTCGCTGCGGCCAGCACCGTGGATGATGCGATGGAGTATGGACCCTGGGGCTGGGACGCGACATTCTCTGTCGCCTGGCTCCTCATCGTACTTCTGGCGATTACGTCGTTCATCTATTGGGCGGCCAGTTAGTGGGTTGGGTTCAGAAGATCACTCAGCGGGAGGCGTGCAAAGACCACGGGCTGCCGGATGTCGAGCCGTACGCCGTACTCTCAATCTGGGAATGCGACAACTGCCACAAGCGGTTCATGATTGAGTGGGTGTTCACGGCTGAGGGGGTGCGCCATTTTGGCACCAAGATGCCCCAGGTCGGTGGCTACATCCAAAACGCCTTGCTTCCACCCGGCTTGCTGGAGAAGCGCTGGCTACCGTATGGCTGAAGTCGCGGTCAAGTACGAGCGCACGCGACCCGACTACCCGACCTACGGGCCACCGGATACGGGCGAGACGTGGCATGAGTATTTCACTCGCCACAAGAAGATCAAGAACGACAAGAATGAAGAGGAGGCCGTTGTGGCAAAAATTGAGGTAACAATCGAGGGGCATGAGGTCCCGGTCGGGGCGCTGCCCAAGGCGATTGGCGACGTGGCCGTGATGATGATGATGAACTCCGGCATGGAGGTTCAGGTTCGACACTCCCAGACGTTCGAGGAGGGGGCCGTGTTCAAGTCCGGCAAACAGGTTGGCGAGAAACGCCCGGACAAGCGCGTAGACCACTGGGCGGTCAAAGGGGACGGACCCGAGCGGAAAGTCATCGCAGTGTGGCAAGGAGGCGCTCTCAGCCATGTGCCCTGGGCGTTCACTGCGCTGGAGGGTGAATGGTTCCTGGATGACATTCGCAACGTGACGGAACTCAAGAAGTTTGTCAAGGGAGGCTCGTAATGGATGTGCTGAACGACACCCAGAAGTGGAAGGTCTACCGCACGGGTGGACACTGGATCGCCCGGCGTCGTGGGGTCATGGAGCCCTTCACCGCCTGGGAACGCGCGTGGGAACACGCGATCACGATGGCAAACATGGAAAGAACGGAGCAGCCGTGAGTCTTGTAGACCGCACCAATGAGGAGATTCCACTCTCCCTGATGTCCAGCCTCAACGACACCCTTTACGTTGACGCCGATTTCGATAGCGCACTCAATCCGACCGACTGGGTTCATTTCAGTTCGCACCTTGAGGATGACCTCTATTTCAAGATGACCTACGCGGAAGCTGGGTTGCTGCATGATCGACTGGGCCTCATCCTGGGCCGCAGTGGAACCGAGAAGGGCGCATAATGGCAACAACGCACGCACCGTACATCGACGGGCATCTTCAGAACTACATCTACGACAAGTACCCGGCTGAGTTCTACCAGGGCTACAGCATTGACAATCGTATCAAGGGCGAGTGGCGTGAGAACAAGCCATTTGCCCGAACCCTCCAGTACCAGGGTTGGACACGCGGGCGCTCATCGGTCAACGTCATCTGGCAGGACGATGACGGCAAGACCTACCCCATGTTCATGAAGGACTTCGACGCGATTCTGGCCGGTGGCTATATCAACATGCCCGCCATCATCGGGCCGTCCGTGGTCTACGGCGACTGGATCGTTGTCAAGCGCGGCGCGAACTACGGGATTCAGTTGGTGCTCAATTGAAGAAATTTCTCTGGCAATGCGCAACAGTGGTCGCGTTCTTGCTGTGGCTCGGGATACTCGGGGCCGCGATGTTCGCGCTCCTCTCTTCGATCTACCAGGTAAGCCCCCTTCCGCTGCTGTGGCTGCTGGCGGTCATCCCGGTAGGTGTCGGCATTTGGAACCTGGGGTCCTACTGCGCGGAAAGGACTTGACATGAGCATCGACCCCGGCTATCTGCTAGTATTGCTTTATGAGTAGATTCACCTACGGAGAGTGTTCAGTTGGGTACTGCACGAAGGACGCAATCAACAAGTCAAAGGTCCTGTGCGGCAATCACCTGGCCAGACTGAGGGCCGGACGAGAAGACTGGAACCAGAAGTCGATGTACGAGAAGACCGAGGTCGAGAGGTTCTGGGAAAAGGTTGACAAGTCTGGCCCGATCTCCGACTACGCGCCGCATCTTGGTGAATGCTGGATATGGACGGGATCGAAGACCACCACCCCAGGCGGGAGCCAGTACGGAGGCTTCAGGTGCTTGGAGCTTGGCGGGTCAACGACCTCGGCGCATCGCGTGTCGTACTTTTACGAGATCGGGGTGGGGTCCACGATGGAGGATCACCTGGACCACCTCTGCCGAGTCACGCTCTGTGTTCGCCCCTCGCACCTTGAGCTTGTCCCAATGGCCGAGAACGTAAAACGCGGGATTGGCCCCACCGCCCTCAACGCGGCGAAAACGCACTGCGTTCATGGTCACGAACTGGCGGGTGAAAATCTGTACGTTTGGTCCGGTGATGGCGGGCGAAAGTGCAGAGAATGCCACAAGAAGCATTCGCTGGCATGGGCAAGGAAAAATGCAAAGACAACGAAAGGCGCAAAATGAGCACAGTGAATTATGTCCTCAGCATTGATCCGGGTCTAAGCTCGGGTTTAGTGCTCGGCCACTACACCGAAACCGAACCCTACACCCGTGACGCCTTCTGGCAGATCGAGATGGGGGTTGACGGGTTCCTGGAGTGGTACGAGGAGCACTATGACAGCTTCGGCGGCTGCTGGGTGTTCCCGGACATTGGGGTTGGTATCGGCAATGGACTTATCCAGTCGAATCGCATCACCGTCGTCTGCGAGCAGTTCGTCCCGCTGGCATCCGACCGAGCATTCCGCACGGACGAGCTTGAGCCAATCCGCATCGAGGGCGCTATCACGGCGCTGGGAATTCAGCCGGTGTGGCAGCGTGCCGGGTGCCAGGTCCTTGCTGGTGGCGACACTGCGGCAGAGCGCAAGCGGAACTCGGATGACTTGCTGCGCCGCGCGGGCCTCTGGCTCACTGGCCGGAAGCACCTAGGCATGAAGGATGCCAATGACGCCAACTCGGCGCAGAAGCACGGCATGCACTACATGGGGTTCGACCTGAAGCACGTCCCCACCATGAACGCCTATTTTGGCGGGATCGGAATGTAATGTGCGACAAGAAATCCTACGGCAGCAAGCGGGCCGCGCACTTCGCCGTCACGAAGATGGGCAACTCAATCCGGTGCTACTACCACCCCGGCTGTGGGTGGCATGTGACCAAGGAAAGAACGCCCCGGAATAAGCCTGGAAACTAAACTGGCACAACTAAACCCCCTGGCCTTTGCAAGCCGCCAGGGGGTTTTGTCGTAGATAGGTCACGCTCCTTTCGCTACGGGAGAGGTTTTGGCTCCTCGATCACATCAGAGCCGTCACCCTTGTAGGCGAGGATCGACGTGGCGATTGACAGCACGACGGTTCCGCCCGCGATGGAGAGAATCTGTGCCGGGTCAAGCTCGAAGAGAGCGCCACCAATGAGGCCAGCGGCAAGGAGCGACTGGACGGCGGTTTTGAGGGCACGCTCTGCGGCGTAGTCCCAGAAGGCTAAGGTAAAGTATTTCTTCATGTTACCAGTTTACCTCAACCGAAGATGTGATCTCCTGGCCCTGGTAGACCGTTCGGCCATCGTCAATCTGCACGAGGTCAACGAAGAAATCGTCATCCGTGTAGCGCACGACGGCAACACCTTGCTGCCAGTCCTCATAGACGGTAGCCGGTTTGCCATTCGCGCCAATCGAGCCATGGACTGAGGGCACTGCGCCGTCAACGCGGCAGAGGCAGCCAGGGTTGATCGCCATGGAGCGAATCTTGCCCATCCGGTCCCAGGTCGTGCGCGAGATCGCCTCCAGCCGGTGCGTGTGTCCGAACGCCCGCGAGATGTGCGGAGTCTCACTGAGGTACTTCTGCCCAGTCGAACCGCTGGAGTTCACCTTGGTGCCATGCTCTGCGCGCAGCTTGTTGTTGATCCAGACGTGAGCGGTGGGGTAGGCGTCGAAATACTCAATGCCGAGGTCATCCAGGCGCAGCAGGTTGGGGAGGCTCATGACCGGCCACTCCTCCGGCATCCCCGCACGCTTCAGCCCGAACGCAGCCTTGGCGTTGGCTTCCACGAAGTTCTGCAAGCGCTTGTCGTGGTTGCCCTCGATGAACTTGATCTTGCCATCCGTGGCGCAACGAAGCTGTGCGCCGAACTCATGCGTGCGGTTCAGGGCCATCTGCGTGGTGTTCGCAAATGTAGCTTCCTGGGCAAACCGGCCCTGCTCGGCCATGTCCACGATGTCCCCGATGACAACGACCTGCTCGGGGTTCTCAATCTGGACAATCTGGGTGGCCACGTCGATGGCCCTGTCATCGTGGAACGGGTCAGTAGAGCCGTCGTCAAATCGACGGTAACCAAACTGCGTGTCGCCAAAGAGAATCGACGTGTCCCACTTTCGCGGGGAGCGCGGGGTGCGAGTCAGGGGCTTGATTACAACGGGGGCGGCTGCCTGAATGACCGGCCACGCCGGGTCGCTGCCAGCGCCGGGGGTCCACGTCACCTTGCCCCAGCTTCCCGTCTCGGGATCGCGGATGCTGGCCCCACGAGAGGTGATGGCCGAAACTGGGATGTCCAGGTTGGTGAGGAGATCATCCACGGCCTGAATGGCCTTTGTGTGGAGGCGGTGTCGCCTCACGCTGGTCTCTGAGACGCCGATGAACTTCCCAATCGCAGTGTTGGGAAGTTCTGGGTCGAACGTCTGGCCAGTCGAAAGCCAGATACAAACTGAGCAAGTGCTGGCCTTAGCCATGTAAACCCTCCCGTTACCCGAACAAGACTCGGGGCGTTCCTAGTCTACTACACCTACAAAAATGGCCCCAACGTCAATCACGTTGGGGCCACTAAGGTAGATTTGCGGGCGGTTCGATTGAGCTACTACAACAGTGGCAGCGATGTATCGAAGTGGATTACATCTGTTGCCTTCCACGTGAATGGGTTGGTCGCGTTGGGGTATCCACGTACGCTAGCGGAGCCAGAGACCCTTCTGTAGAACAAGTACAAACCAGCACTACCTCCAAATAGGAAATATCCTTCAGCTTCATCAACCCCAGTGCTAATCATGTTCACGGTGGCACGAACCGCGTTGAAGGATACGTCAACAGTGGAAATGGGCACAGGCGTTGGAAACTCCACCAGGCTCGAAAAGCTTGGCGTGGCGTTGCAGGTAACGTTCCCCCTATATAGAAGCTGGTCACCTGAAATCCTGTACCGCGCTACCGCAGTGGTATTTGTCATGCCAACGATCACAGGGGAGTAGGAGATCCATGGGGTGTTCCAGACTCTCCAAGTGGAACCCACAATAAACTTGTATTCCGTGTTGGTGTCAACCTGGAATCCAATGTCCCCAACTCGCATCCCGGTCTGCGCAGTACGGGCGGCGGCGTTGGCCCAGCGGTATGTGAAAATCTGAGCAGTAGCAACCGCCTCATCATACTGAGTCTCCAGCTTGTTGAGCCGCGCGGCGGAAAGCGGGGTCGTCTGCGTTGGCAGATCGGACCAGGTTTGCTTTGTGTAGACCAAGAGTGCTATCCTTTGTCAGCGTGCGAGCAGAAGTCGCAGTTTCGGTTGTGAGTACAGTCTACCGGGCAGCCCGTGTGGCGACATTCGCAGCGCACTATTTCAGGATTGCCGTAAGCAGTGCCCCAGCGGCCATGACGGGGCTGAGCACAATCCCCACCATGATCGCCGGGTGCATCTTGATCGGCGCAATGGTCGCGGCCTGAGTCGCCTGGATTTCTTTCAGGGTAGAGACCTCTTGCTTGAGCACAGCAATGTCCGACCCCTGGGCGGAGACGGTATCTTTGATCCCCCCGAAGTCCGCCTTTACGTCACTACGAAATTCCTTGAGGTCCCCCCGCAAGTCTTTGACCGCTTCCACAAGTTGACGGCTCACCTCTCTTGATTCACCGATATACACGGCAAAGTCTGTCGTGCTCGTAGAATCCACGCCGTCGCTCATGGCTCTACCTACTTGTCATTCGGATGAGGTCCACTACTTTACCGCCGCGAGGAGTTCGCCCTGCTGCTTGAGGATGGCGCGGGTGATCCGCGGCACCGCGGTGTCGTACGCTGCGGCGAGCTTCACCCAGTATTCCTCATCGAACTCCACCTCGGCGTCGACCACGAGCTTGTCACCGAGTGCGTCGGAGAGGGCGCTGGCCAGCTTGACCGGGTCAATCGCGGTCTCGGCCTTGATCGCCGAGTTAATCAGGCGCTTGTGGTGCTCCATGATGTCCTGCTCCGCCTGGAGAAAGATGTCCGGCTTGGCACCGTTGACGAACGGGCTGTCGAGCTGGTTCGACTTGATTACGCGGTAGAACAGGTTATACACCTGGGGGTTCGGCAGTGCGGTCGCGCCAATGTCGGTGGACAGGATGCCCGTTCCGCTAGTGAGCCAATACAGCTTCATGTCATCTTCCGTTTCGATTGAGGTGTTGGGTAAGGGGGCCTGGCTGGAGCCGGTGATCTTCGACCCGGCGTAGTTGTCGGCCCAGCCCATGATCCGTGCGCCCTTGGCGCGGGCGTACGCCTCGGCCGAGTTGACGCCCATCGCGGTGCCCCAGTATTCGCGCTGGTTCGACGCTGCGCTGAGCATGTTGTAGCCGCCTGGCGTGAGGGTGACCCCGACGTGGCCGTTGTTCTCCCCGGCGATGTCGAAGAAAATAAACGCAGCGGCGGGTGCCTGGGACAGGTCCGTGTTCAGCCAGCCGGATGCCATCGCGGCCCGGTAGGCCGAGGTGCGGTAGTAGGGGAGCAGGAACGCGCGCACCAGGAACGAGCCGCACTTCTGGTCCCAGGTCTCCGGGTTGTCGGTCTCCACCCCGCCATCCGGGCCGCCGCCTGGACTGCTTGGCTTTGGGTGGGCTTGCGCCCAGGCGATGCCCTCGGCGAGTGTTCTGGTCATGGTGTCCTTTTACGGGGTGATGGCGCGGAAAGTGAGTGTGGCCACTTCGGTTTTTGCCCGGCTTGGGTCCTGTCACTTGACATCTAACTAGTTTACCACTTCGGCAATTAGCCAATTCGGGCGATCCTGACCGACGTATTCATGTTGACCGTTGCGCCCGCAGTGAAGAAATGCTGGAAGTAGACCAACTGATTGGGTGCAGTGATTCGCACGGATGGGGCTGACAGGCTGCCCCGATCCTCACCCACATTGATCGAAACTCGTTGGGTGTCACCGGCGCTGGCGACCAGTGACAGGTCAAGAAAGGAACGACCGGAGGCACCTATAACACCCACGGTATTGCTGACTGTCGAAATTGCGTAAATACCGGGGTCTACGATCTTCAGAATTCCATTGCCAGCCGGAACCACAAAGGTTGAGTTTGTCGACTTACTGCCATCCAGGGTTAAGTTGCCGGAAAAGGTGAGCGTTCCGCTCGGCGTAGACGCGGTTGCGGTAAACTCTGCATACGATAGTTGTAACCGCCAGGCATTGCTGTCGTAGACGTATTCAGACTTGGAATCAGTCTGGTAGCCACGCGACCCCTGAGCCATGCCGGTCTGCGCACCCCGCTCGCTGGCGTTTACCCATACATAGTCAAAGCGCTCACGGTTGGCGAAAAATGTGTCCAGGTTGGATGCCTCGGTTGCGGAAATCCCAGCCGCGCTATAGGCCGTATAGTCATCGGCGTACCAAACACCGTTCAGCGTGAGTGGCATTAGCGCTTCGCCCTCATCAGGGTTGCTACGAACCCCTCAAGCGCCTTGATTCGATCAAGTGCATCATTCAACTCCTGCGTGGCGTCGGCCTTCCATTTCTGGTCGTCGCCCATTGGCTTAGTCGTTAGCATTCTACTAGTATATCAAGCCCGTAACTAGCGGAACCGAGGGGTACGCCTCACGCCAGTTCCGGTCCCGCACTGTACTGTAAATGCCACTCGGGAATAGCAGTTCACTCGGGAACTGCGTGGTTGACGGGTAGCGTGCTGGGAGCAGGTTTCGAACGACGATGGGGTACTGCATCGGTCGAATGCTTCCGTCAACGCAGCGATAGTCCGCCCAGTACGCGTCAAAGTCGGCCACCTTTTTGCCATCTGCAATCCACGGCTCACTGTGCGCCCGTACCGTGTTGAACCCGACTGCCTTTATCTCGCACGTATCGCGGGTTAGCGACACTGACATAACGCGGTACCCCGCATTGCCGTATCGAATCAGCGAGCCGACTGGGTATGGGTTTTCGATGTCTGTTCGTACGGCGAATGAAATTCCTGCGCGCACGCCACCGGCCTGCTGTGCTGCCCAGTTGCCACGATCCCACGCGGCGCTATCCTTAGTCAGGAATGGATTGTCAACAGTTCCGCCAGACTCCTGGGTGATGGTTGACTCACTTGCGCCAGTGCATATACGGATCGACCGGGGTGCAATTCTCATGCCCTCGCCGTATACTCTAATGTTGCTGATTCGCCAGGGCGTTGGTGCCCCAACTGTGCGCGCCCCACCGCCGTTTATGTAAAGCGCCAGCCTGGAGCCATCGCCGCTAGGGGATGCCTGCACGATGCCGCCAAAGTTGCTGACTGCAAAACCCTCATCGTCAGTAATGGAGTACGTTACCTGTCGGGCGGAGGTCACCCATCCAGGCACGGTAACTTCCGCGAAAACTTCCTCACCGGGGTTGATTGAGAATGACCTGTCGCCGTCGTCAATAAAAGATTCATAGAGGGTCAAGTTGTTGATGGAGTTCACCATGGTGGTCACGCCATAGTTGATGTCAACGTATCGCGCCATGCCCGATGTCTCGATGCTGCTTCCCACCCCTCCAATCGTATCCTCAACTTGCAAGAACTGACTAGCTCCTGGGGTTAGGCCATTGTAGAGGTCGGTGAAGGTAATCGTATCGCCACTCACTGCCGCCGTAATGGTGAACGCCGCGCACAGCATCTTCAGGTACTCCCACCCCGACCCGGTGTACGGGGGGAAGGGGCCGGTGTATGAGAGCGCGACGACGTTCCAGGCCAGCTTGCTCACGGGGACGTAGGAAGCGGTGAATCCAGTGTATGAGTTGCCGACCGGCGCGCTGGTGATGAGTGCGAGGTAGTCCCAAATGACACCAGCACCGGCTGGACGCGCGAGCGTTACCTTGCCCCAAATCGTGTCCCTGGGGGCCGCCAGTGATGTAACTGAGGCGACTAGCGGGGTGGCTGGCGCACCTGGAGCAAAAGCATACGCAGAAACCTGGTAAGGGGAAAGAGTGCCTGTTGTGGTGTGTCCAATTACAACCCCGAACTCAATGATCCCAGAGGTAAGGCTGGCAATCGAAATCGAATTCGTAATGTCCGTAGTGACGCCAGCGTTCCGGTAGCGGAGGTCAACTTTCAGCACCTTTGTCACGCCATTCAGCATGATTACGGCAGTTTTCCCCGTAGAGGTATTCGAGCTATCTGGGCCAGTTACAAGCGTCAGTGTGGAAATGCTGGCAGTATCCAGCTTGGCCCTAAACCTTAGGCGGAGCTGATTAGAGCCACCAGGGATCGGTGTTGGTAGGTCGGCAACCAGTGCGCCAGTCTGCCGGTACGGGCCATCGTCCCACCCTGCCCATTCCTTCACAACTGCCTGAGTTGCCAGTTGCGTCCCATTCCCGTCCGCGCTAAAGCCAGACTCGTGCCCACGCAGCGACCAGTAGCCAGTGTCCGGGACGCCATACCCCGTGGTCGCCGGGAGTGGGCTGAGCGCATACATCTGATTGAGGAGGTCCACGGCTCCCGATGCGGCCCCCGAGCGAACCATGGGAATGGATTTCCGGGGCAGAAGCCTGGAGTCGATACCGTAGGAGGTTGCCTTCAGGTTGGCACCATTCAGCCCAACCGAGAGGATATTGCCGTTCGTGACAAGCACGCCGCCGTCTGCAACGATGGGCTTGTTTACGAGCAAGTCGGACTCATTGCGTGCGATGGCGCTGAATGTCGTACTGGAAACGCTACCGCTGGAGTCGCCAACGACATGCGGCGTCGCGCTGGAGGTTTGCGACCAGCCGGTGTAGATGTCGCCAATGTCCGGGTGACCCTCGTACTGGTCCCCACCGGGAGGTGTTACCTTCAGGCTCATTTCCAGCCACCAACCTCAATAAGGCTCGTAGAGAGACCCTTGTAATGGACAGGTTTGTTCCGCTCGCGGTCTACGATGACGTAGCTTTCCGTCGTGGCCGCATCGGAGAAGACGCAGCCGGTGTTTCCCATGCCGGGGATGTGACGCCCACCCTGCCCGCCGTCCAGGTTTGGTGTGACGCCAATCGGCCAAAGCTGCGCCATCATCGAGGTCATAGGCTCGCCCCCGCTCGGTGCGAACTGGAACGTTGCATGGTCGTAGGTTGACCCACTTACCGGTGTCGTGTTCAGCCGCTTGGACTGATCGAGTGGCAGGTACGGGGAAACCAGGTGGGCCGATGTGGCACCGGTCGCAGTGTTGCCCGCGATGGGGCCAAAGGTGCCGCCCGCGTAATGCGAACTGTACCCCCAGTAGAGGTTGTAGCCGGGCGGGATCGGGATGGTAACCATGTTACGAAACTTTGCCCTTGTTGTCGGCGCACCAGCGTAGTTATTGAAAACCGCAGAGAGCTTGGGGTGCCCGTATGAGTTTGTAGGGGTTGCGTAGAGGGGGTCCGGCAGGCTCAACCGAGTGATCGGGTGCCAGTCACCTTGCGAAAAGAGCGCGGGGGACGCCCAGTGCGGCGGGAAGAGGTTCTGGTCGAAAATCATCGGGTCAGCAAACCAGATAAGGTTGTTCGGGTTTTCGCTCGGTGACAGCAGGCTTGAATATTCATCCCACTGGCCCGTAGCGTATTCGCTGAACACGTCCAGGTTGCCGAGTCCAGCGGCCTCGCGCGCCCCGAAGTCCATCGAATACTCGCGGTGCTTACCGGTCGAGCGTGAGCCGTACCCGCCACCGTTCTCCAGCGTGCCAGATTCAGCGAATCCAACGCGGTTGGCCTGCATCCCGGTTGACGGCACTGGCACCGCCTGGAATTTCTGCTTGTTCCCAAACCACATCGTTGCCATTACTGCATTGCTCCATTTCCCGCAAGGGTTCTGTTCCCACGGTTTGCTGCGCGGGCGATAGACATGTCATCGAGCATGATGTTGTTTGTCACCTCGCGCCCCAGGCGGGCCAGGGACTTCGGACCAAGCTCAACCACTCCACCCATACTACTAGGCGCTGAACTGCCGCCTACGGGGCCACCAGAGGCGAACTGTCGGGGTGCGTGCCCAGAGTTCAGGGCATTGAAGTAACCCGTACCGAACTGTCGCACGCGAGAGGCCTTGATGACGTACTCACCGTTCGACAGGCGCGCCGGAATACTGTCCGACGTACCGGTTCCGGGACCGAAGACCGGGCCGCCCGTGGCCCAGTCGGTGCGAGTGCCAGAACTCTTGAGAACGCCAAGGCCCTTTCCGTAGCTACCGTCCGCAACCTTCACGCCAACCGAAATTGTCTTGCCACTCTGGGCGATCATCCAGCGGTCGAGCCCCGTGGAGGCGGGCGCGGTGTCAACGTCAACCGGCATCTTGATTGGCTTGCTCGCGTACGTCGAGTTCCAGGTGTCCACGAACGTACCAACCGCGCCAGGAACTTCCCCACTGGCCTGCTGGCGCTGGGCGGCAATCATACCATTGACCGCCTCGATGCCTCCGGCCTCATACGCGGCAACAAGGTTAGGGATACCCTCGGTGAAGGTCTGAGCGAACGCCTCTGAGGCCAGGAAGGACGCCAGGCGGGCATTGTCCTCAAGCTTGTTGAGTTCGTCGGTCGCCCCAGTGACGACAAGCTGGGCCGCAGCGGCAGCGAGTGGCGCACCCTCCGGCCCCATCCGGGCAATCTCCGTGACGAATGCGGTTGCACCAGCCGCAGAAAGAATCTGCATGTCGTTCGCCCACGTACCCTGCTTGGCGATCTGCTCGTCCAGCAGGCCCATGAAGTCCTGGATGTTGACGGATGAACCGTCGTAGAATTCCTGCCACGAATCCTTGGAATCGTAGACATCCTCCGACTGCTTCTCAGCCCAGCCGCGTGTCTTATCCTGGACGCGCTGGATCAGGTCGCCGAAGTCAACAAACCCGCTAGAGCCGGACTGAATGTTCTTCTGGAGGGCAGCAAGCTCTTCCGGCACCAGCCCAAGGGCGGTGGCCAGTGTTTCAGCTTGTGCCGCGGCCTCGGCCTGGGCGTCCGCCAGCATCTTTGTCGGGTCGATGGATGCGCTAGCGCTGTCCTTGTAGTCAGCCAGGGCCTTTGTTGCGTCAGGAAAGAGTGACTTGAATGCGTCTAGGTTTCCGCCAGCCTGCTGCCACTTGATTGAGAGTCTTTCCATCTCATCTGCGGCCATTTCAGCGTTGCCCGACTTTGCCATCTCAGCCAGCGCCTCATCGGCGTTCTTTACATCCTTCAGCCCCCCTTCGTCAAACCCTGCAAAGAATCGCTGGAATGCAGCCCCCGCCGCATCTATGCCAGAAATATCCATCTGCCCGAAGTCCAGGTTGTCGAAGTCCTTGGCAATCCGGTCAATGGTGTCGCCCAGCCCGGTATCCAGCCCCTTTGCCGCGTAAACGGTGTCAGCGGCCCAGGACGCGATGTCCGGCAGCACTAGCGCAAGCCCAATGATCGTGAGGGCCTTCAGGGTGGCACCGAGCACCTTGGATGCCAACGCTGCCTTTTCTGCGGACAGGCCGAGCGCGCCAAATGTCGCAGCGCCCGTTCCTGCTGCGACGTTTGCCCCAGCCTGCGTAGCGGTATAGGCGAGGGTCGCCTGGTTGAGCGCAATGACGCCACCCGCCGTCCGGGCCACTGCGCCAGCCACGAGCAGGAAGATTCCGACAAGCCCCATTAGCAGGACGCCACCCTGGAGGATTGTACCCCAGAACGGATCGTTGGCAACATCAGTCAGCGTTTGCAGGAAGTCAGTCGCGCCATCGACAAGTCCGCCGAAAACGGTCCCGCCGTCTGCGATGGCCACAAGGAACTGCTGGAAGTTGTTGGCGAGAAGCTGAAGCTTGGAGGCCATCGTGCCAGCGATGATGCTGTACTGGTTGGCCAGTTCGGTGTTGTCCTGGTAGCCGGTCGCGGCGTCAGCAAAAGCGCCCGTGACGACGCCCTGGGCCTTAGCCAGGCGCATAAGCAGCGGGACATCGCGCACGGAGGTGATACCCAGGTCGTTGAGCGCCTGGACTGCGTTGCCACCCTCGGCGGCGACCCCCTTGAGGAACGCCTGGAAGGTTCCAGCGAATGCCTCCGTCCCCCAGGATGCCTTGAACTGCTCCGCCGAGACGCCGGAAAGCTTGGCAAAGCCGTCCAGCTTTTCGCCACCTGCCGCGATGGCCTTGGACATGAGGGTGAACGTACGGGTGACCGTACCGCGCGAGATTTCAGGTGCAGCGCCGACAGACGCAAGCGCGCCAGCCAGTCCAATTACCTGGTCCGCCGTGAGGCCAGCGAAGGCACCCATCGAGCTAATCTGGGTGGCGACGTTGACGATCTGCGTCTCCGTTGCAACCGAGTTGATACCCACCTTGAGGATGGACGATGCCAGGTTGCTGAATTCGGAACTGGGCACGCCAAGCAATGCCTGGAAGCGGCCCAGTGCGGTACCGGCAGCTTCGGCGGAAAGGTCGGTGGTGGCCGTAAGCTGCGCAACAACGGTGGTGAAGTCTTGCAGGCCGCTGGAGTCGATACCAAGCTGGCCACCGAGTGCGCCGATCTCGGCCAGGGTGCTGGCGGTGACGGGAAGCGTCTGGTTGAGTTCTACGAACTGCTGACGGAGTTCCGCAATCTTGTCAACGTCACCACCCAGGCTGGCGGTACGGACGACGTTGGCGAAGTCGCGCTCCCAGGCGATGCCCGTGGCGAAGATTGCCGTAGCCAGACCCGCCATGGCGAGGCCCGTGACGGTCGCCGTACCGGCCACATCGTAGAGTGCATACCGAGTCGTGGAGAGCGACTGGTTCATGTTCGCGGAGGCGGCGGTCGCCTTTGCTGCCGCCTTCTCCTCATCGTGGAGGTACTGGTTGTAGAGGGCGGTCTGCTTGGAAGCCGTCTCTGTCGCGGCGTTCTGCCGGTTGAATGCCTGAACGTGGGCGTCCCGCTGGCCCAGTGAACGGTCAGCGGCAGCAGCAGCCTTGCCGTCCGTCTCCAGCAGCTTGGTCTTGGCCTTATCCTCGTCATGGAGGTACTGGTTGTAGAGAGCGGTCTGCTGTGACCGCTTGGCCATCTCCTCAGAGTCAGTCCCCTTGGTCATTCCCAGGGTTGACTGAAGCTGTGCCTTCTGAAGGGATGCTAGCGATTCTGCCCACCCGCGCGTTGCCGTCTCGGCCTTGCCAGCGCTGGTTGCGATGCCAGCAATCTTCTTGTCGAGATTGTTGAGTCCGGGGTCGCTGGCCTTCTCGTTGACCCCGGCGATGCCGTTGGCCACTCCGCGCAGCACATCGGTGGCGCTGTCCTGCGCCGTTACAAGGAGCTTGATCTCAAACTGTTCGTCAGCACTCACAGAAAAGCTCCCAAGGTAAATTCGGCCATATAGCCTAGTTTACCCCAGGAGCATCTGTCAAGCTTTGTTCTAAACTTCTTCCAGCCGCTTCTTGCGAGCCGCGCGCATTTCCTCAACCTCTGCTGGCGTCGGGGGCCTTGCCCCCTCGGGTGCATTGGACTCGCGGCCCAGGTTCCCGGTCTGCAAGTCCTCCAGCCACTCCAGCATGGTTGGCATCTCCTCGCCAGGAGCAACATGGGGGTTGGTGGCAAAGAGTTCTTCGCCCGGCTTCGGGGTGCCACGCTTCTCGCGCTCTCTCTGCACGGCTGCATCCGCGAAATCCGTCCGGGCCTCAACATCCCAGTGGACCCGTGCCGACTGAGCAAGCCACATGAGTTGGCCGGAGCTTCCGCTGGTCATGTCCTCGATCACCTGGTATGCCTTGATGAGCGCATAATCCCAGTCCGTCCACTCCGTATCCCGCACGGAGTCTGGCTCCCAGAAGGGGTTCCACCAGTGGCGGTGAATCGCGTAAGTGTCTTGCAGGATGACAGCGGTGGGGCGGCGACCGGTCTTGATCGCCACCCGAATGTCAGAGATGTACTGACGCTGTGAAGGTTGGCCCGTTAGGGCTTGGACAAAAAATCAGTCCCCTGCTCCTCAAACAGCTTCAGGTCGATGGCCCCGGTGAGTTCACCGATGGCGCGGTCAATCTCCAGCGTGGCTTCATCGGGGGCAGTGTCCACCAGTGAAGCCGCAACACCCTCAGCGTTCTCCAGCGTGAGAACCTGGACCGCGCCATTCGGGGCTACGATCTTCTCGATGTAGGCTGCGAAGATCAGGCGTCGCAGGACGGCCTCGCGCTTGAACTCATTCTGTGGGTCGTCGCGTCCATACAGGTCACGGGACAGCGGCACCTCATGCATGGCCTTGGATTTGATGTCGTTCTTCCGCGTCGGGTTGATCCCGCGCAGGTGGATGACATACGCCTTGTCGCGCAGGTCCTTCTTGGCCGCCTCGAAGGTATTCTCCAGGGCGGTGTACGCGTCGGCTGCTTCTCCGGCTGCGTCGGCGTTGCTCACGGCTGACAAGGTGGACAGGCGGGCGAGTTCCTTGTTGATCTTCACGATGTCGCGCATGAGCACTTCGTCCATGTAAACGGTAACCTCGCCCGTGGGCTGGTCGCGGTCGGCCAGAACTTCGCGGATGTCAAAAGTCAGTGTGGGGTTTTCCTCAGTCATAGCACTAATCTTACACCAGCGCAATCTGGGCATACAAAAACCGGCCACCCTCTCGTCTGGAGAAGATGACCGGTCGAATTGTTTTCAGTCTACACCATTAGGTCACGGTCAGTGCGATTGCGGTCCCAGCGGTTCCCGTGTGCGGCCAGGTCGGGGTGATCGTGACGGCCCCAGCGGCGATGGCGCGGACCACGCCGTTCCGGTCCACGGTGGCCTTGGTCGGGTCGCTGGTTGTCCAGCGGAACGCTCCCGAGTAGCCCAGGGTGGAAACCTGACGGCCCGTGATGTAGGCGATGGTCGCAGCCTTGTCACCAACGGTGAGGGCCGGGCCACCAACTACGGTAGCCGTGATGGCAACGGTCGCGCCGACGTACACGTTCGTGGCGATGTCACCCTGCGGCAGGAACGTCACCGTGTACTTGAACGCGTTCTCGCCCACAACCTCATCGGACCAGCCATCGGCCACGACCTTGTAGACGTGCCAGAAATCGCCCGTCTTGGCGTCGAAGTCATCCACTGGGGTAACTGCGCCGTCAATGCGCATCAGCACATAGCCGATGTCGTCCGACTCATCGAACGCATCGAACGTGTTGCTGTGCGGGTTCGTGGCGTCGTTGTACTTGGCCGGGTAGAAGAACGAAATGTCTCCACCGAACTGCGGGAAGCCACGCGTCTGCGCGTTTCCACGGTCGCTCATGGCCGGGTCCGAAATCTGGTTGGACGCCTGGTTCCCGAATGAGAAGTTGCTCAGCGAAACCGATTCGGTCACGTCGAGGGTGGCGTTGATCTCGGCCACGGTGGGCTTGCGCCAGTTGGCAGCAAAGCCGGGCAGCGCCCAGCGTACTGCAACGTTTCCACCAGTATCAAGTCGTGTTTCCATGATTACGCCCCCAGGGTGTAGTTCCAGGCGAACCCAAGGCTCGGATTGAAAAGGAAGTTCTGGGCCACCTTGAGGGTGCTGCCAGATTCGATGGTGTCAGTCGAGAGGTCGGTGTTGAAGCCAACCGACTTGATCTTCTGGCCATTTACGAACGTGGTGTCCTGCGATCCCTGTTCGCCCGTGCGCGAGATCACGTAGAACGGAACGTCAGGGAATGCAATGAAGCACCAGAGCTTGTTGAACAGCGAGGTCAGGTCCACGGTTGAGCCAGCGCCGCCCGTGTTGGCATCGTGCCAGCCGGTGAACTGCGCGGTGAAGTTCTTGAACGTCGGGGTGGACTCGTTGCCGACCGAGCAGAACGAAATCTCGTCGTCGGTGTCGCTACCGGCCTTGACCAGCGAGGTGCCGGTTTCGGTGAGGGCGCACGAGAACAGGTGAACGAACTCACGGTCATTCAGTTCAGCGGCGGTCGGTGCGGCTGGGTTGGCGAATGCCGAAGCATAGGCGAGTGCCCAGGTCTGCGAACTACGTGTGAGGCGGTCAGCGCTCATTTCTTCGCCTTCTTGTCTTCGGTGGACTCAACAACGGGCACGCGCTCGCCGTCCTCCACGGTGTAGGGCGGCGCAAGAACTTCATTCTTGGCCTTGTCAACACGGACGTAGACCTTGCCAAAGACCGGGTGGGCCAGAAGGCGCTCCGCGATCTCGGCAACCACGCCCGACACGGTGTTCCGTGCGAGTACGAGTTTGGACATAGGTGGGTTTTCCCTTTCCGGAAAGGTTACCTACCTAGTTTAGCATGCTTATACCACGAGCCTGGCTGCGTGTCAACCAGAAACGTTGGTGACGTTTACCATGAGCCGGAAGCTGCATCGCGCAATGAAGAACGCCGGGCGCGCGTTGGCATCCGAAACCTCGAACACGAGTCCACCGGCAGCCTTGGCCAGCGGCCCGCCGTCCACGGGCTTGTAGCCCAGCATGGTGTCCATGGCACCGGCTGCGCCCCAGACCACCTCACGGGCCTCGCTCGGGGTGGCCCCGATGCCGAACATGTCCACGTAGGTGAACATCTCATCCCGGCGCGCCCCACCCATCGCCTTGCCGCCGCTGGTCACGCTCGCGTCGTTGAAGCGCACCAGCGCATACTGCTTGGCCCGGTTGTTCAGGCGCAGAACCGTCTCGGCAGTGGGTACGTCCGTGTCGTAGACCTCCCAGGCCATCGTAGCTTTCGCGTGGTCAAGGATGTCCTGCTGGGTGTCGTAGAGATTGAGGGTCATCGTAGGGCTTCCTTTATGGCTTCGCGGACGGCTTTCCGCAGGTCATCGTCCGCGATGTCGGCGGCGTCACGGAGCGCGAACGTCGGCTCGATGAAGTCACCGTGCATGAACCCGCTGGAGGTCTGGAGTTTGAAGTAGAGTTCCTTGGCGTCAAGGAAGCCGAAGCGCCCGGCCACCTCATTGGCACCCTTCGTCACCTCACCCTTGAACGCGTCAAGCATGGCGTTCGTATCAACACGCCCAGCCTTGCCCGACTTGGCGGTTCCGCGTGTCGCGGTGAATTCCTTGGCGTTCAGGACGGCAGCCTGGATAACAACGTGCATCGCTTCAGCGGCGCGCGCCATGATCTGCTTCTCAATCTTCTGCGCGATGTTGCTGAAGTAGATGTTGATGTTGCGGGGGCTTTCAACCACCGTGATGCCCACTACTGGATCACCCAGCTATTACCCACCTGGACGATGTTGTAGTTCGGCTTGGCCTCGGTGTTCACCGTGGTCTCGATGGTGCGCTCCCACGCCATGCTGGAGTTCATGGCCGACGTGACGATGTGGGCATATTCGGAGATGTAGGGGTCAGGGTACTCGCGCCCGGAGAGTGCCTGCGGGATCACGAATACCTCGAAGTTTGTCCCGATGTCGGGCAGCGGGCCGTCCTCGGTGAAATCCACCTGGAACCGCACGGTTCCCACGACGGTAGGGTTTCCCACCTGGGGCGAGTTCAGGTCCTTCCGGTACGGCTGGACGCGCGCGAGACCGGACCAGACGATGACCGGAAGCGGCTCGGTGATGCGCGGGTCGATCAAGACAATGGTTGCGGTCTGAAACATTCGTACAGGCTTACGCATTTCATGGCTAATCGCCATCATATCCATGGCTAGCCCACCGGAGAACAGCCCCACTAGCTGCACCGGCAAGTCGAGATGGGCCAGGCCGCGAGTTCGGGCTTGCAGTGGCAGCGCGGTTGCTCGGGGTAGACGATCTCGAAGATGTCGGCGGAGGCGCGGATGTCGTCGCCATTGGCCGAGTTATCCAGGTCCAGCGCGAGCTTGCGCATCGCCTCAGCGACCGCAGCGTAGTCCACGCTCAGGTCGTCCGTGCGCCACTTACCGAGCAGCATCACCTTGGCGACGGCGGCAGAGCGAATGGCCTGGGCGGTCGCGCGCTTGACGTTGCCGAATGTCAGGAGCATGGATTCGAGGGCGGCGTCTGAGTAAAGAACGTAGCTGCCGGTGACGCCGTTGGGCGGGTCGATCTGCACCGGCTCGTCATCGCCCAGAATGCTGCGCATTTGCCCCACGGGCGTGGTGGAGACAAAGGGGTACACGCCGATATTGGAAGCCATAGATACAGTCTACAGCAGGCACAAAAGTAGCCCGTGAGATGGAGTTCTAACCTGCCGAACGAACGAGGAGGAAAATTCGGTGGTGACTCTACATCTCACGGGCCATGGGAGCGCCTTTGCGCCTAGCTACAGTGTAGCACGTCCCTAGGCCATAATCCCAGCAGCCTTGAGCTTTGCCAGCAGGTCATTGTAGGCGACCACGACTGCGGGCAGGTCTGCAAACGTCACGGCTGCGGCAATCGTTGCGGCTTTCTTGACTGTACCGGCTGCACCCGCAGTGGCGAGGGGAACTGCGGCGGCGGGGAGTGCGCCGACAATGACGAACGGCTGCGGGGCAGTGAGGCCAGCGGGGAGCGTGGCAACCTGGGTGACAGTGATGGGTTTCGGCGCAAGGGCCATGGGTTGAATCCTAACGTTAGGGTAAAGAACTAGTCAGTCCAGTTTAGCAGGTACGACAAAACCCCCGGTCAATGTAGCAACCGGGGGTTTCGCTCGGACTAGCTAGGCTTACGCCAGGCCGGTTCCGCTCGACCAAACGATGGCATCTTCGGAGAAGATGGCCGCGTTGGTGAACTGGCGGAACTTGAGGTCGATGCTGTCGTTGTCAAACGAGTACGCCTGGAACGGGCTGGACGACGCGCCGCCAAGGATGGGCGAACCATTCCAGTTGGACACGTAGACCTCGGGAGCCGAGTAGCCTGCAAGCTGCACGCGAACCAGAGCCGGGATTTCCGTGGTTCCAGATTCGGGCACCAGGTACCAGAAGCCATCGGCGACGAACTCCGACTCGATGACGCCCGCGATGCGACCCAGGGAGTCGAACGAGCGAATGGCCGAAGCGTTGTAGACCAGCGAACCATCCTGGATGGTGGCCAGGCCGCGAGCGAGGGCAATGGACAGTTCCACATCCTCGGCGGTTCCAACAGGAACGACGACGCGGAAGCGCGTCGGCACGGGGACCGAGTTACCGTCAGCATCCTTGCGCTGACCGACCTGGCGGATGGCCGCACGGAATGCAGCACCCGAAGCCGGGGCGTTGATCGGGACAGTTCCACCGGCGATGGGGTCCTTGCCAGCCTTCAACTGCGAAGCCGACGTAACGCCGTCGCGCAGTGCGCGGAAGACTACGTACTGGTCAGTCTTGCGGCCAACCTTGAGCATGTCAGTCGGGTAGCGGTTGATTAGGCCGAACGGGTCGTTGCAGCCACGCTCCAGTGACCAGCCCATCTTGAATCCGCGCTTCTCGACTGCAAGCGAGGTGTCAAGCTGGGTGTAGCCAAATGCGTACTGGTACGTGTCAAGCTCGGGCACCTTGGGCGCAATGCGCTCGCCGTCGTTGTCCTTGCCGTTCTCCAGGTTGGCGAAGTTGGTCTTGAGCGCGAAGAACTGAATCGGATTGAAGTCCGGGACCATCTCCGTCTGGACGATGGGGCTGAAGTCAGCCTCAACTGCATCGTACTGCGGGAGGTTGCGCAGGTTCACCAGGGCGGTGAAGGCGTGCGGAGCATCCGAAGTCGAAAGCGACTCTTTCAGGTCAGTGCGAGCACGCTCACCAGCGTAGCCACCGAGACGGCCACCCTCGATCATGTCGGCCATTGCGAGGGCCTTGCGCTCGTTGACGAATGGGCTGACGGTCAGGCGACCGTTTGCGGTAAGGTCGAGGGCCATTAGAGGTTCGCTCCAATCAGAACGGGGGCGACGCCAGCGACGATAACACCGTCGTCAATGACACCAATCTTGGTCGCGCTGGCCGAAGCGAGCGTGATCGTGAACGGGGTTGCGTTGAGGCGGTAGACCGCAGTTCCCGACGCGGTACCAGCAGTGCCGGTTGCGGGGTTCGTGTCGCCATTGACGACAGTAGCCACGGGGATGAGCCAGGAGCCATCAGTTGCAACGGTGGCAGCGTTGGGCTTGTTGCCCGCGCCGCCGTTCGGGACGGTTCCACCGGTAACGCCGGGGATGTTGGCTGCCGTGGTGGAGTCACCACGAGCGGTCAGCGTGTAGCCAACCTGGTTACTGATCGGGTGCAGGACAACTGTGTCGGCCTGGGTCCCAGCGGCAACCGGCCACTCGCGAGTCTTGGACTCGGTGTACTTCTTGAACATCTTCTCAGCCATTAGCCGAACACCTTCCCAAGGTCAACTGCGGAGGTGGCAGTTGAGCGGTCTCCGTAGACGCGACCCTCGGTGACTACGACCTTGGCCTCAGCCAGGATTTCGTCGCGGAGTGTGCTCTCGGTCTTGATGGCGTCCTCGATGGTAGCGCCAGACTTGACACTCTCCAGTACGCGCTTGCGTCCAGCCTCAGTGAGTTCGCTCTTTACGAGCTTGTCAGCAGTCTCCAGCGCGTCAACCTTCGTGGCGTCTGCGTCGGCAACCGACTCTGAGAGCTTGACCATGTTGTCAACCTTTTCGCCCAGCAACGTATTGCTAGCGATAAGGCCCTCAATGAGAGCTTTGGTAGCCTCATCCATAGGTTTCGCCTCTTCTTTCTTTTTGTCGGTAGCTGCGGACGCAGAACCGTTCCCCGCTTGCGCGGAAGCTTTTGCTGACTCATACAGCTTTTCGCTCAATCCCGAACCGGCCAGGCCGGGGAACGATACGAGGTCCACGCCGTTCTGAACGTCGGGGATGAGCTTGGTAACGTTGCCGTCCTCATCGGACTCACCGAGCATGTAAATGCTCAGTCCGGCGTGAGGGCCAACCTCATCGAGAAACGCTTCCCAGTGGGAGAACGGCTCCAGTTCGCCAACCAGTCCAACGCCATCTTCATAGACAGCGCCGTCCGGGTAGGTTCCGATCATGTCGCGGACCTTGCGGGCCGGGTCATGCTCCAGGAACGCCTTAGCGCCCGGAGCGAGCGCTGCCGGGCCGAACTCGCGCAGCATCTCTTCGGAGTAGAAGCCACTTGAACCCTGTCCGGGAGTGGCGAGAACTGCGCGCCAGCGCTTGCCGGACTTAGCCGGTGCGGCTGCACTCTTTTCAACGAACAGTTTGGTTGTCATCAGTTTATCTTACCACAGGGGTTGACAGGGACCTTAGAGTGACCTAAGATGCGCCGTCCGGGTCGATCCGGTCGAGCATTTCGCCGAACCGAGTCAAGTTTGCAGCAAAGCTCGTGGCGAATTCCTTGGTGATGTCATCCGCCTTCTGCGAACTGCCCTGACCCGCGTTGGCCGCGCTCGACTGCCCCTGGCCGGGGGCCATCCCGCCACCATTCGCAGTAGCATTCGGGCCACCCTTGGTGTCCGTGTCAACGTCCTTGCGGGCAAGGCTGGAAGCCACGTTCGGGATCAGAACGTCAGCGGGAATCTCGCCGATCTCGTCACGGCCCCAGATATCCTCAAGCTGCTTCTTGATCTGCTCCGGCTCGTAGAGTCCTGATGACCACTTGAGCATGACGGCCTGCGTGCGGCGGTACTGGGCAGTTTCGTCGTCCAGCGAGTCGAACCAAATCTCCGGGTCCTTCGCGCCCATCCAAATCAGAACCTCGCGGTCGATCTGCTTGTGGAACTGGCGACGTGACATCGTGGCATCCTTCTCGGGGCCGGAGAGCGTCTTACTTGCTCCGTAGCTGGAGCCAGCGGCGCTCGGGTCCGACAGGATCGAGATGACAGACACCTCGATGCTGGTAGCAGCAAGCGCGGCCAGCGGGCGACCAGAGGAGAAGTCGTAACCCTTACCCGCTGTGGACAGCGCGGTGAGGTCGTTGGCCGCGCCAACCAGCGCGGTGCCACCCGTGCCGCGTCCGCCGATCTTCATGCTGGCAGAGTCGGCACCGGCCTGCGAGTTGACCTTGGCCACGTAGGCAAGCTTGGCCATCGAGTCGGACATGATCTTGCCCGACTGAATGAACTCAACGTACATCCGAACCCAGGCGACCATGGGCAGCGCGTCGGGCACGCCGTACGCCCAGCCGGTCACGCCATTGACGGGGGTGGAGCCGAAGATGCGAGCGGTCTCGTTGACCTTCTCGTTGTTGCCGTCATACGGAACCCATTCGGTTCTGCGTGCGGCATGCAGGTTGGTGAACACCCACTCAGACTCCATCCTGGCTTCCTTCACCCCTGGCTTGTAGCTTTTGTAGGTGTGTCGGTAGGCCCAGACCTGGGACGGGTTCTTGGGGTTCCGCAGGTCAGCGGTAATGCGCGAGATGGGGAGTTCCTGAAGTGTGAAGTTGTTGTCGTCACCGATCCAGAGGGCCATGGAGTCCGTGTAGAGGCAGGATTCGCGGCGCTCGCGGGCGCTGGAGCCAAAGAACTGGTCCTGGTTGATCGGGTCGTCAATGCGCTTCTGGACGTTGGTGCCCTTGCCCTGCTTCGCGCCCTCGATGTTGCCGTAGTGGATTCCACCCGACCAGACGTTGTTCGTTCGGAGCTTGAGGCCGCGCTTGACTAGCCCGTTCAGTCCAACCAGGTTTTGCAACTGCTTGGAGGACTCCTGAAGCTGCGTCAGGGTTGGGCCTTCGTCGTCATCCGCGAGGGTGTTCAACGCGGCCCAGCCCCGGTTGTCCATGAGCAGGTCGAGGTTCTGCATCGTCTCAGTGAGGCGACCGTCAAGGTGCTTGTACCGCTTGCTCATATCCGTCAGGTGGCCAGCAAGCTCGGCTTTCGTCTGTCGCATAAGCTGGGATTCAGTGAGGGTACGCAATTCGGCCATGATAATAGTCTAACAGGCGGCAAAAAGCAAGAAATAGGCTGACTAAACGACGGGCATCCCCGCGCCGCGCATTTCTGCCCCCATGATCTCCCACGGGTCGTACACCACCCGGTCACCCGGTCGCAGGTGTCCCAGCGGGTTGTCGAGCAGGGCCGAGAGGTCTGCTGCCGCGTAGACCGCAGCATCCGCGTAGTCAGGGGAGCCGACGCCGCGCTTGCGCATGTCCTCTTTGGACTCAATCAGCATCTTCTGCACGCCCTGCTTCGGGAACTTCGTCTCGATACCCAGAAGCTCCTCTTGCAGCTTGCTGTCTTCGAGGTCAATGTCAATCAGACCCTTGCTGAGCCGGGCTTGGAAGTCGGCGTACCACCACGCGCGAGCGTTGTAGTACCGCAGCTTCTCGGGAGAGGGGTTGCCACCGATCATCTCAATCACCAGGTAGCGGTTGTTGGCAAGCTCCACCACGCGGTCGGCAATGGGGCCGCCAAGGCCCGAGCCGTCAATACGAACCTGGGTGACACCGAGCGCCATCGCGTGCTCGTGAATCTTGTCAGCGGTGCGCATGGCGTTCTTTTCGTTCCAGGCGTCCACGAACCGCAACTGGTTGGCGTCGGCCCACTGGCCATTCTTCTTGATCGACCCGGCCTGGAAAGAGTAGACCGTGTTCATGTCGCCCTTTTTCGAGCGCGACACGTCAACGCCCAGGACCGGCAGCGAGTCGGTGGAGAGTTCCACGTCGCAGTCCAGGCCACACGCCATGTCCTCCGGGGAGATGAGCGTCGGCCCCATGTCCCAGGCGAACTCGCCCAGGACGCGCGAGATGTACTCGGCGTGCTTGATGCCGTAGTCGCGAATCTTGTCATCCACGTACGACTGGTCAACCAGGGTTTCCAGTACCTCGATGGGCATGCCGAAGCCGAATTTTTCATTCGGGTGACATTCACACTTGCCGCCACCGTGGAAGTTGGGGGAGTCGAACACGGAGATCGTGTGCAGCGACCAGGTGCCAGTGTTTTCCTTGAAGATTTGGCCGACGTACGACAGGGGGTTCGTGGGGTTGCAAATGAGGAACCGGCGCGAGGTGGCGTTCGACGTGATGTTGGCGAGGTCACCAATCAGCTTCTCGCCCAGGCCCACAGCCTCGTCACCCACGGCCAGAACGTAGCGCGCGTGGATACCGGACATGGTGTCGTCCTTGCCCTCTGGGGGCTTGGTACCGTAGCCGAGTTCGATGCCGCTCGGGAGCTTCCAGTGCGCGTCGGACGTGATGTAGCCGGGCAGCGCGTGGTCGATGATCTTGTCACGGTAGCGCGCTTGGGACATGGCCCACATGCGCCGGACTTCTCGCCAAACTACGGCGTTGATCTGCTTGGTTGAGGGCGCAGTGGATACCACAAAGCAGCCACCTGGCAGGTTCCAGCGGGTGTCGATCCACCAGCAAATGAGCACGCCAGCGACGAACGACTTCCCGACCTCGTGGCCAGCCTTGACGGCCACGTTCTTGTCAGTGACGACGGCCATTGCCACTTCGCCCTGCTGTGGCCACAACTGGATGCCAAGGTGGTCCCTGGCCCACATGACGGGGTTATTGAAGTAGAGGCGCGAGCGGGCCTGCATCTCAAGCTGGCGCAGGACGCCGGGCATGAGTGTGTGCAGGTAGGCGTTATCCATCGAAGCGCTTCTTGTCCAGTTCTACGGTCTCGGCGAGCGATGCGACGGCCAGCGGCAGCGCTTCCTGAAGCACCTCGAACACCTCGGCCTCTTCGATCTCGGAGTGGCGTTTCTGAAGCTCCAGCAGTGTCATCTCGAAGCCAATGGCGATGGCTGCGCCCATTGCGGCAGCGTGGCGTTCGGCCACCCGCATCATAGACGCCTCATTGCCCAGACTGGCACTCGCGAGGAGTTCGGCGGTCTGCTTGACCGAGCGAGCGAACGCCCCGGCCTGCGTGTCAGAGACAAAGCCCTGCATCTGGGACTTGAGCTTGCCAAGCAGAAAGTATGAGTCCTCGATGAGGAGTTTTTGCTTCTCGACATAGGAGAAGACATCGCGCGACTTGAGGATGTCCCGCACGCGCTGAACGGCCTGAGCCGGGGTTACGACACCCTTTACGTCAGCGGCCATTTCTTCAGCGCTACGGTTCAGGCTCGCAGACACAAGTAACTGTGAATCGACCGGGCCAAGACCACCGCCCGCAGTGAAATTCAATACTTCTGTCATGCCTACAGCTTACCGGACGCAGAAATGCCCCTCCAGGCACATGGCGGAGGGGCATTTCGCAGACGGAGGTTTTATTTGGGAATTCACCCACCAGACCCCCATGGAAACTGGATTAGTCAGCCTACTAGTTGCCGGACCTGTGCTGACAAAAGGTATCCGGTTAGGATTTGAAAGGGTGGTCAGGGTTTCGACCACCACCGGCTAGTCAGGTAGCTCATTGAGTACACCCATTTGCCGGACCACTGGTTTGCCCCGCTAAGGGCGAGCCGCTAAGCTCCCAGCGTGCCTTATGCCGCGACCCTGACGGGAATCCGCATTATTCAGCCACTCTCCAAAACCACCGTCGCGGTCTTGTTGCTGAAAGCCTACCACACTTTTTTTGCAAAGAAAAACCCCGCCACTTTTGGTGACGGGGTAGCAGTGGGATTGCCAGCCTGTATGCGTTTGGGTTTCCTAGCCGCCGCTATTCAGATTGCTGAATCAGTGTATCACGAATCACGATTCAGCAAAAGGTATAGGACGATGAGGAGCAGGATGATCGTCATGCGAACACCTTGAACCAGCCGTGAACCGCTTCACCCAGTACGCTGGCGGCGATCCAGATTGCGCTGTAGATCACGGCATTCGCGGTAACCTCGGCCAGGATCGGGTGCATCTTCTCTAGGCCAGGGTCCGCAAGGAAGCGGGAGACGGCGATGATGCCACCCACCAGCAGCAGAATCGCCAGCGTGTCCAAGATTGCGAATACTAGTGTCATTTGGTCCAAAGCTCTTTTCCGTCGTTGTCGTACCACTTGCTCGGGTCATACTTGGGCACTTCTCCCTCTGCGTAGTAGAATCTGCGCTCCGATGCCGCTTCGGGCTTCACTGCGGCGGGCGGCGTTTTCGGGGGTTCGACCGGCGAACCGAAGTGAACCAGCGGCTTCGCGGTGCGGTCGTACATCCACTCACCGCTGCCGTCACACATCCTTCACCGTCAGGAATTCGACGCACAGGGTCGTGTACTTTTCCTTTGCCATAATCTCCGCGATTGTGCCCGCTTCAATGTAGTTCACATCAGTCGAGATTGTTGCCGTATCCCACAGGACTTCGGCCCCGTCAATGCTGGCGTTCTTCTCGGCCCGGTCAATTGCGGTCTGGAATGCCCGCTCGACTGCACCCCGCGTGTGTCCGCTGATGTCAGCGTAGCCTGCCACGGTGTCTGTCTTCTTGGTCATGCGGCCACCCACTCGACCATCGGCCACTCGCTGCTGATCGTTTCCGTCTTGGCCAGCGCGGCAGCGCTCTCCTCGGGGTCGATCATCGCCTTCGCTTCCTTGATCTTGTAGATGCGGAAGCTGTCGGCCTGCTCGCGCTTACTGGCCTTGGTCTTCGCGTGAATCGTGGCCAGCGGCATGTCCTTGAGGCGCGGGTGCGTCAGTAGCTTGAGGGCCACCTGGCCGGTCATGACACAGTCGGCCTCGGCATCGTGCGCGTCCTCCCGCACGGCCACACCGTAATGCTTCGCGGTGTCCACCAGCTTGCGGCTGCCCTTGCGGTACTTGTCGATGGCCTTGTCGAGCACGAGCGGGTCGATGACGTAGCTTGGCGCGCGGTTGCCGCTGGGGAAGCCGTGGCGGCGCATCTCACGGTCCAGCAGGGTCAGGTCGAACGGCGCGTTGTAGATCACCACGGGGATGCCCTGGCGGTCGTAGATGTCAAGCCGCTGGGCGATCTCGAAGATGGCCTTGCCCACGTCCTTGCGACCCTCCGCGCGCATGCGCTCCGTCGTAATGCCGTGAACCTCGGCTGCGCCGTCTGGAATCTCGCCACCGAAGTCAATCAGCCAATCGTGCTTCTCGATCAACTCGCCCTGCATGTTCATCAGGCCCGCGAATGCCGTCACGATGTGACCATTCTCCAGGTCGGTCCCATCCGTTTCCGTATCGAAGACCGCAATCTTGTCTACTGTCGCCATTACTCGGCCACCTTTCTGTATGTCTTCTCGAATCCGGCGCGATTGCGGGGCTGCCAGGGACCACCGTTGAACATGGCAATGTAGTCGCCAGTCCGCGCGGGGAACGCATTGTCGAATTGAATCATCCAGTAGTCACTCCGGTCTGGCTGAATCCTGTCGAAGACGAACTCACCACCAACCAGCGTGGCCAGTTCCTCGGCCTCTTGGTGCGTGAATAGCCCGCCGAAAAAGTGGGCCTCAACCTTCTGGGGGATTACCTCGTACTTAGTCAATGTTCTCTCCTGTTTCTGTCAAAACCCTGCTGCGCGGTACGCCCAGGTAGTCAGCCAACTGGAAGGTGCTGCAATCCTCCAGTCTGACTCCACCGTGTGGCGAGTTGGCCATGATGCGCCCATACACTGTCGGGCTGGTCTCCGTCACCGGCTCAACCAGCCGCTTCGGGGTGTCCGCTAGGCTCGCGTCCGGGTCCGCGCCGCGCTGGCGCTTGAGTTCCTGCGTGAGTTCCTTCACCGCGCGGGTGAGGTCCGAAGTCTCGCTCAAGCTAATCCTCCTCTTTCACGAAACGTCCGTCTTTGAACGTCCTTGATTTTACAGTGTCATCTAGCAGGAAGTCAACATAAGAACGCGTTGCCTCTGCGATGATCTCCCACGTCTCGGCCTCCTCGCGGCACTCAAACGGGACATACACCTCGTTGTCCACCAGCATCTCGTAGATCGAGGTCTCCCCGAACTTGCTGTCTACGGACAGGATACGCATGGAGTGAGTCTTGCCGCCGATGTTGAAGAACACGCCGTCAGTCACTTTGCCTCATTCCCGAAGTAGTAGGCCAAGCTTCGCGCGTGCGCGTCGGACGCGCCGGAGCCACCCTTGGGGGGAATGGTCGGCATGTCTGACCTGGCCTTTTCAATCGCTCGGGAGACGATGGCACTGGGTGTGCGCGCATCCAGTTCGGCCTGAAGCACGCGCACGGTCTGCAAGTGCTGTGCCGCCAGGCCGACGTAGCCGTTCCCGGTGTCGCTCACGTAAATGCGGCGGTGCTTGCGAATCTTGCGCTTGATCCACCACTTGCTTGCCTCGCGGAATGGGCGGTCAACGCCTGGGGTTGTAGTCATGCCCATGAGCCTACACCGTCTCGCCGCGTCGGGTGAGTTCCGTGCGTATGGCGGTCAGCCGGTCATTGGCCTCGCGGCACTCGCTCCGCCAGGCGGCGGGGTAGGCGTCCCTCATGAAGGCGCTCCCCTGCTTCCGCCATACGCGTTTCAACTGCCGCGAGGCCATGCGCTTGAGCTTGCGGGTGCTGTGCTTATTGGTGCTCATTACTTCTCCTCATTCTCGGGGAACCCGGCGCGACTGGCCACGGTGTAGCAAGTGTTGCCGGTGCTCATGCCGGGGTGGCAGTAGGCCAGGTGAACGTCGCCGCGCGAGTAGTGGGCCATGTCCACCTTGTCACGCTTGGCGTCGCAGCGGGCGCAGGTTTCCAGGCGGTCGAGGATGTTGGCGACATGCCAGAGCAGAACCTCACTCTCCGTCTCGATGTCCGCTCGGCCCAACGCTGTCACGCGCTTCCGTGCCTTTTGGACCAGTTCTTGGTACTCGTTGCTCATCAGTGCTCCCATCCGTAGTCTCGCTTGTCCCGTGCGTCATCGCACCAGCATCCGTCACAACTGTGCCTGTAGTCCAGGTTGTCTGCGTGCGGGTGGTGGTAGCCGTGTGCGCAGAGCCGCAGGGGTGTCGTTCCCTCGACCTTTCGTTCGGCCTTGTACTTTTCGCTGATCCGCTTGCTGATCCGGCCCCAGTTATTCCCGCTCTCCGACTGGCCGGTTGAGCCCCCTGCCTGGTGCAGGACTGAACCCATTCCCCAGTCACTCACTCCGCCCACTCCCACTCGTACTCATCGTTCAGCCTAACCGGCACGGTCTCCCACACGAGCGGGGACTTCTCAATCACCCAGTCGTAGGCCTTCTTACCCACGTACTTGTGGGTCCTGTTGTCGAAGACCTCGCGGTAGCACTCCCGCTTCACGCAGGACTTGGCCGCAGCCATGGTGGCGTAGGGGCCGTAGACCGTCTCCCGGTAGGTGCCGCCCCAGACTGGGCGCTGGACCCGGACCTGGAACACTGCGGCGTGCTTGCTGCTTACTGTTCTGCTCATACTAAATACCCTCTTTCGTCCGTGGTGTTTCATTCCAGCCCCGCCAGACCTGCCAACTTGGTATCCCGCGCAGGAAGCGGTCAATGCAGCGAGCAGTGCGGGGCTTGGTCTTGTGGGTGTGCCGGTGAATCCCGCAGTAGCCCATCGCCGTGCCGTGGCCCTGAATCTCCCACCCCCACTGGTAGCCGCCGCCGACCCTCCGCACGATCCGCAGCGGGTTGCGCTCCCAGAAGCCGGGATTGTGCTCCTCGGTGCTGGCAACGTCCTCGCGGTGCCGGGTGAGGGCCTGGACGCGTCGTTCTTTTCGTGTGGTCATACTAAATCTCCTCCAGTTGTTCCCAGTAGTCGCCCGTGTGCTGCTCGTCGCCCGTCTCCGTGGTGAACGGGGCTTCCGGCATCCCATAGCCGGGGTCAAACCGGCCCAGGGGGTCCGGGAACATCTCAGGGTCGAACGCGGTCAGCCCGTCCAGCCAGCCAAAGTGGTAACCCAGGCTATTCTCCTGGCTGGGCTTACCCGCTTCTCCGTCGTCGTAGCCACGGTCGTAGTCAGTCAGGACCGTCTCGCACCAAATCTCAAAATCCCGGCCCTGGGCGTCGGTGGCGCGGCTTGTAATCTTGCCGTGGTTGACGTTATCCGCGTTGCGCGAGTTCTGCATGTGGCTCACCTCGGCCATCACTTCCCAACCCCGTTCTCGTCCAAGGTGTCCAGGAGTACGCGGTAGTCGTTGGCCACGGCGCGCAGCCGGTCACGGTTCCCCTCCAGCAGCTTGCGCACTGGGCGGCACTCGACAGCGCCCCAGAGGGTGTCCTTGCTGGTTCCGTCCGACAGGCACACCCGCACGGTCAGCGGCTCACCGTTCCTCTCCGGCAGGGCAATCACCGTGCCCAGTTCGCCAATCACGTCCTGGTAGTCTCGGCGCTCCCAGGTGCGGGCAACTTCCTGCCCCACCCAGTAGGTGAACACCTTGTCCTTGGCCAGCCGGTGCGACTTGGTGTTTCGCGGGCGGTGGGTGACTCGTTTTTCCTCGTTCGTCATGCTTGCTCCTCGTTCTTCTTGTCCGCAAGGGCGCGGCGCTCGGGGTGGACAAAGAGTAGGTTCCAGGCGAAGCCGGGGCGGCGTACGCAGTCCTTGTCGGGCGATGCGCCGCAGACCGGGCACGTCACGCTGGCCCATGTGGCAACGCTTGGCTCGTTCGTATTTGTCATGCCCCGAGCCTAGCGGGTGGTTATTACGTATAGCAAGACCGAATTAGGTAAGGTTTAACTTTTTGTGTGTAGGTTTTTCTATAGGGGTGGTTGTGTCCGTGCGGTGGCCCCCCGCGCTCATTACGCCCCCGTGCTCGTACAATCGCCGTTCTTTGC